CGAAGCCCGCCGCCTCATCGCCCACGCCAAAGAATGGCTCGCCGAACCCGACGCCACCGAACCCGACATCGTCCTACGCGCCCTGCGCACCCTCGCCGCGATCGGCGACGCCCGCCACAACCCCACCGCCACCGTCTCCATCGTCACCCTGCTGATGGCAGCCGGACACGACCCACTCACGAGGCTCTGATGTGCCAAGACGACCTAGTCCAGAACCTGTCCCCCGCGGCCCTCGCCCGCCTCGACGAGATCATGATCCCGATCCGCTGCCTACCGCCCTTCGGCGTCCACGAACGCTGCGAACACGACCCCGACCACCCCGCCCCCACCTTCCGCGCCCTCACGAGCCCCGTATGAGCGACGAACCCGGCGACCCCACACCCGTGGAAGGGCTCACCCTGCAAACCCTCCAGTCGCTCACCCAGACGGTCCTGTGCTGCAACCAGCCCATGCGGTACCTCCAGGGACGCACCAACTGGCACGGCCAGCACGGCACCGGCACCCAGATCGACCGCACCGAACGCGTCTGCGAACACTGCGCCGCCACCCTCACCACCATCACCCACGTCCCGTCCTGACCACACCGCACCGCACCACCACCCGGGGGGGCCGCCCATGGCGAGCAAGCAACCGATCCACCTCGCCGCCGACCGCGAACCCTGGGACCGGCAACCCGGCGAAACCAACAAGCAGTACTCCCGCTTCCGCGTGTTCATGGAGCTGGGACGCACCCGGACACTGAAACAGGCCGTGGAAATTCTGCACGGGGTGGGCGACGACCGGGTGTCGTACCGGACGCTGATGCAGTACGCGTACGAGTACCGGTGGACCGAACGCGCCGAGTCGAACGACCTGGCCCATGACCAGCGTGAGGCCCAGCGGCTGATCACGTTGCGTAACGAGATGTACGCGCGGCACCGCAAGATGGCGGGCGCGTTGCAGGCCAAGGCGGTGGCCGCGTTGCAGAAGATCCAGCCGGAGAACATGACCGCGTTGGATGTGGTCCGGTTCATCCGGTACGGCACGCAGATCGAGGCGACCGCGCTGGGTGAGCCGACCGTGATCACGGGGGTGACCGGTCCTGGTGGCGGGCCGATCCTGACCGACGACATGTCGAGGCTGACCGCGGACGAGCGGCGGGCGAGGTTGTTGCAGGTGTCGCAGGAGCTGGCGCGGCGGGCGGGCGCGTCGATGGTCGACGAGGACGACGAGTAGGCCGGGCGGCGCAGGGAAGTGTGGTGCACTGGGAGGCGACTGGTCCGGACCGCGCGCCCGTCCGCGCGGCTGTCCTGCCGTCGCGAGGGGCGTTCGACGAGGAGAGGGAAAAACCCGTGACGGGCCAGGACTGGGTATGGACGGTCGGAGCTATCGTGCTGGCGGGCGGCCCCGTCGGGTTCGCCGCGGCCGTTTGGGAGCGTGGATGGATACCGGGGACGCAACGGTGGGTGCTGCGCAGGTCGGTGCGGCGGGTCCGGATCATGCTGGACGACGCGCCCGCGGCGGGACTGCCGTACCCGATGCAGAACTGTCCGCGGCACCGGTGGCCGACAAACTGACCCTGTATGCAGAACTGTCCGCGGCACCGGGGGCCGACAAACTGACCCTGTCCGTCAACGAGGTGTTCGGGCCCACCGTGCAGGGTGAGGGACCGGCCGCCGGGCGGCACTGCGTGTTCCTGCGGCTGGCCATGTGCAACCTGCGCTGCCGGTGGTGCGACACCGCGTACACGTGGGCGTTCACCGAGGACCTGGCCGCCTACCTGGACCGGCCGCGCGTGTACGACCGGGCCGACAACGCCCGCACGATGACGATCCCCGAGGTCCTCGACGGGCTGCGCGGGTGCTGGCCGCTGGACAAGCGCAAGACCACGGTGGTGATCTCCGGCGGGGAACCGCTGATCCAGCAGGACGCACTGCTGCCGCTGGTCCGGCAACTGAAGTGGTGGGACAACGACGTGCACGTGGAGACGGCCGGGACGATCGCGCCGACGGTGGCGCTGGCCGCCCTGACCGACCTGTTCGTGGTGTCGCCGAAGCTGGCCCACTCCGGCAACCCGCGCAGTAAGCGGATCAGGCCGCCCGTCCTGGAGACGTTCGTCGCCCTGAAGCGGCGGGCGGCGTTCAAGTTCGTCGTGACCGACGTCGAGGACCTGGCCGAGGTCGAAGAGATCGTGGCGTGCGCGAAGATCCCCGACTCCCGGGTAATGATCATGCCGGAGGGGGTGACGGCGCAGGCGGTCACCGCGACCGGCCGGGCGGTCGCCGACGCGGTCCGGCACCGCGGGTGGGGGTTGTGCCTGCGGACGCACATCCTGTTGTGGGCCGACGTCCGCGGACGGTAGCTGCCACGTCAGCAGGAGTGGACCTACACGGTAGGGGTCACCCTGTTCTAGGATCGGCCGATGTCCCTCATTGACGACCTGGCAGGCGGGCTGGTCCTCGGTGTTCAGTACTCCGTGGACACCGCCACCCCCGCGGGCACCGTCGGCCTGATCTCCGCCGGTCTGGGCGGCACCGCCTGGCTGTGCTGGAAACTGTCCAATCCGTACCGCGGGCAGCGCACCACGCCCCTGACCCACGTCGGCGCGACCACGACGACGACGATCCTGACCGACCTCAGCTTCGACGGATCCGCGGTCCGTATCCCCGCGGCCGTCCAGACCCCGGGAGCCGCCATGGTGACCTCGTCGGAGAACACCCAGACCAACATCGGCACGGACGGCCGGACCGCCTACGACACGGTGGGGGTCGATGCCATCCGCGCCGCCGTGGAGCAGTTCTACGCCGTGGTGGCCGCCGATCCGCTGCTGGCCGGGTACTTCAACGGCATCGACCGGGACCGTCTCATCCGGCACCAGGCGCTGTTCCTGGGACAGCTGTGGGGCGGTCCCGTGCACTTCGACGTGGACGGTCTGGTGACGGCGCACCGGGACCTCGGTATCACCGCGGAGGCGTACTGGCGGACCGTCGCGCACCTGATGACCACGATCACCGGTCTGGGGGTCCCGGACTGGGTATGCCTGTTCACCCTGGCCACCCTGTACGACGTGCGCGGCAAGGTGATCGCCGCGCCGGTGCCCGCCGACGAGGATCACCCCCCGACCGTTGACTGACTAGGGGAGAGCGAGTACCGTCATGGGGGTAACGGACTACGACCCCAGGGAGAACCGCATGGCAGCGCTCACCACCGCAGAACTGGCCATCGGCCTGCACGCCACCGGCGGCACCGTCTGCCTCACCCCCGCCGAGGCACCGATGACCCGCGAGGCCCTGACCGCCTGGTTCACCCTGCGCGGCGTCCACGACCCCGCGTACCTCGACGAGCTGCTCACCGAGCACCTCGGCAGGACCGAGACCGAGATGGACGACCGGTACGCCGCCATGCACCGTTAGAACATCTGTTCGAGAACAGCCGACGCCCGTCCCGGCCTGCCCCGGGGCGGGCGTCGCCGCGTCGCAACCCACCCCCGGCCCGCCGACCTGACACGCTGGTCACATGCCTATCGCCACCACCATCGTGTCCATCATCACCGCCAGCGCCGCCGTGTTCACCGCCGTGGCCCTGGTGATCACCGCCGTCACCGGTCTGATCCGCTCACGCAAGACCGAAGCGAAGATCGACGACGTCCACAAGCTGGTCAACCAGCAGCAGACCGACCTGAAGAACTACCAGCGCGCCCTGATCGCCGCACTCAGCAAAGCCGGGGTCGAAGTGCCCGCGGACCAGAGCGCCCAACCCGGCCCGTACGCCGACTGACCCGCCGCGCCCACGGCTGTCCAGCCCGGACAGAGGATCTTGCAGCTATCCTGACCTCACCGGCAAACGGTTCCCCCCGGGCAAGGGGACCGCCCCTCCGGACCCGCACGAAACCGGACTGGGCACCGGGGGAGGTCAACCGTTGCAACGCAAGCCACTCGAAATCACCACCGGCCGACACCCGTTCCAGGTCGCCATCGTCGCCGCCTGCCCACTGGTCGCCCTGACCATCATGCTCGCCGAACGTGAACCCCGCAGCCTCGACAACGCCCTGCCCGCCGGGTTCGTCAACGTCTGGTTGGCCGCCATCGCCGTCAACGGCCTGATCTGCCTGTTCGGCATCTACTGGCGGCACCCCCTCGGCTGGGGACTCATGGTCGAATGCGGCGGCATCATCGGCCTGGGCGCGATGGTCACCGTCTACTCCGCCGCGATCGCCGCCCTGTCCGGACTGGACGCCCTCGCCTCCGGTGGCCTGGTGACCGGCATCGCGGTGGCGTGCTGGTGGCGCGCCGTCCAGATCATCCGCGACGTCCGCCGCCTGCGCCGCGTCCAGGCGCGCCCCGCCGTGGTGGAGACCCGGCTCCTGGTGACCGAGGAACCACCCACCCAGGACCCGTCATGACCCCCCTCGCCCTCGCCGTCGCCGCCCCGGCCGCGACCGGCGGGTGGTTCGTCGCGGTCGCCGCGATCATCACCGGCGTGGGCGGCCTGTCCGGCCTGACCGCGCTGCTGCTGGTCGCGTCGCAGCGGCGCAAGAACGACGCCGAGACCCGCAAACACTCCGCCGACGGGGCCACCGCCCTGACCAACGCCGCCGTCGGGCTGATCAAACCCCTGGAGGAACGGCTCACCCGCGCCGAGTCCGACAACCGCGACCTACGCCGAAAGTGCACCGCGCAGGAACGCCGCAGCACCGAACAGGGCGCGGAGATCCGCAGACAGCGCGGCGAGATCCGCACCCTGCTGGCCATCCTGCAACGCATCCGCGACGCGGTCTCCGCACCCGCGGCGACCACCGACCCGGCCCAGACCGTCACCGTCGTGCGGAGCCTGGTCGCGCACACCCCCGACACCTCGCACTTCACCACCGAGAACGGGAGATGACCATGGAAGTGCTACCCGACCTCAACAACGACCTGCTGATGTGGAACCTGCTCGTCGGGTTCCTGCTGTCGAACGCCGTCGCCCTGGTCAACCAGCCCCGATGGTCCCCGGCCGCCAAGGCGTTCATCACGCTGATCGTCTGCGTCATCGCCGGTGCCGGGACCGCCTGGTTCAACGGCGCGTTCACCGGCCGCGGGATCCTGTCCTCGGTGCTGGTCGTCGCCGTGCTGACCCTGTTCACCTATCAGGCCCTGTGGAAGCCGTCCGGGATCGCACCCGGCATCGAGCGCGGCACCTCACCCAGCAGCGGGCCGGGCCGCTGACGCGACGTCGTGACCCGCCCCGGTCAGCCAGTACGCCAGCCGGGGCGGGTGGACACCCGACGACGGCAGCAGCTGGTGCTGAACCAGCCTCGCCTTACCCAGCTCCGCGAGAACCTTCCGGACGGTCGCCGGGGACACCCGCGACCCGCGGGCGATCGCCGACACCGGCAGCTTGTGCCCGTGCTGGTCGGCGAGCACGGCAAGGACCGCCTTCACCGGCGCGGTCAGCTTGACCGTAGGCACGTCACCCATACCCGCGAGTGTGCACGAGGGGTACGACAAGAACGGAGACCGGATGTCCACGGCAGTCCAGCCGCCAAGTGTGGCGTTGCGTCCGGTCTGGCAGATGACCGACCACGAGCTCCTCGCGGAAGCCGACGCGATCAACGCCGCCGAGGACCAGGCCGCCCTGTCCGACCCCTCCACCCTCATGCGGCACGTGATGCCCCTCTACCGCCGCCGTCAGCACCTGCGCATCATCGGCGAGAACGTCGCCGCGGTCGGCCGCGGTGAATGCGCCCGGCTGCTGATCACCACCCCGCCGCAGGTCGGCAAGACCGTCACCGCGGTGGTCGGCGCGTCGTTCTGGTGGCTCGCGAACCGGCCCGCGCACCGGGTCATCATCGGCTCGTACGGGGCGAACCTGGCCGTCAACCGCGGCAAGAGCGTCCGGAAACTGGTCATCGAGCACGGCCACCGGTACGGGCTGATGCTGGAACGCGGCAGCCAGTCCGCGGCCAAATGGGACCTGACCACCGGCGGCGGCTGCCAGTCCGTCGGCGTCGGCACCGGCGTCACCGGCAACCCCGGCGACATCGCCGTCATCGACGACCCGCACAAGTCCCGGCAGGAAGCCGACTCGCTGCGGTTCCGGGACCGGGTGTCCGACTGGTACTCCGCGGACATCGTGTCCCGGCTGGCCCCCGACGCCCCCGTCATCCTGATCATGACCAGGTGGCACCCCGACGACCTGGCCGCCCGGGTCATGGCGCAGGAAGGCCGCGAGGACGACGGTGGGGCGTGGCGCGTCATCCACATGCCCGCGATCTCGCTGGGCCAGACGTACACCGACCGCGGCGGCCGGGTCCTGCACGACCCGCTGCGACGCCCCCGCGGTGAACCGCTGCCGCACCCGAAGATCAAACCCGGGGACCGGGACACCGCCGTCCGGCACTGGGAGACCAAACGGCTCCAGTCGTCGGTCCGGGACTGGCACTCGCTGTACATGGGTGACCCGCAGCCGTCCGAGGGTGCCCTGCTCTCCCGGGACCTGCTCCGTGACCGCCGCTGCTTCCAGAAGGACCCGCCCGCCTGCGACACCGCCCCGGTCAAGTCGGCGGTGGCGGTCGACCCGTCCGGCGGCGGCCGGGACGTCGCCGGGGTCATCGGCGGCTACCTCGGCACCGACAAGAAGCTTTACTACACGCATGACCGGTCCAAGGCGATGGGCTCCGACGAATGGTCCCGCGCCGCGTGCCTGCTGGCCGTCGACATCGACGCGGACCGCATCGTCGCTGAGAAGAACTACGGCGGTGACATGGTCGGCCTGGCCATCCGCACCGCGTGGGACGCGCTGCGCCGCGAAGAGATCGACGCCCTGGGCGGCGAGGACTCCGACCGGTACGCCACCGAGGCGAGGTTCGCCGGGCTGCCCCCGCGGATCGTGCTGGTCACCGCCAAGAAAAACAAGCTGCTCCGCGCGGAACCCGTTGCGCAGCAATGGATCGAGAATCGTGTGTTCACCGCCACGTACCTGCCGGAGATGGAGGAAGAGTGGGCCACCTGGATGCCCGACCAGACCGAGTCCCCCGGCCGTATCGACGCCGCGGTGTACCTCGCGATGGAACTGCTGCCGCCGCCGCCGCTCGCCGGTGGGCACGGAACCCCCGGCCCGACTGGCACCCTGCCCACCTCCGGACTCGGTCACCTGGGCCGATGACCTGCGAAACCCGCCAATGCGAGGGGACCTCACCTCTATGATCAACACCATGCCGACGTGGTGGTGGGTCGTGTACGCGCTCGCCGTCATGCGGCTGACCGGCCTCGTCGCGAAAGACGAGATCACCAGACCCCTCCGGGAACACCTGGTCGACCGGCTCAACCCGACCAAAGGATGGCACCGCAAAATCGCCTACCTGGTCGGCGGGGCCACCGACGACGGCGACGGCTGCCCCTGGTGCCTGTCGTTGTGGATCGCCGCCCCGACGGCCCCGCTGATCTGGTACCTCGGCCATCAGCCGTGGGTGATCATCCCCGCGTTCGCGCTCGCACTGTCACAGCTCACCGGCATGACCGCCAGCATCGGGAGGGGGTAGGACATGGTCAGTTTCCGCAGGCCACGCCGCGACGAACAACCGGAACCCGAGACCATCGGCCAGCACCACACGGCCGCCATGTCCGCGGCGGTCGCCCAGGTGCAGATGAGCGGAGCCGCGTGGAAAGACTGGAGATTCGGTGACCGCGCCTGGCAGGCCGACGCGTGGCGGCTCTACGACATCACCGGGCAACTCCGGTTCGTCGCGAACTGGGTAGGCAACAGCGTGTCCCGGTGCCGCCTGACCGTCCGGGAGCTCGACGACGACGGCGAGCCAACCATCGAGGTCGAAGACCCCGACATCGCAGCCCTGGCCAAAGGGCCCCTCGGCACCGGTGCCGCGAAAGACGAGTCGCTGCGGCTGCTCGGGATCAACCTGTTCGTGCCCGGTGAGGCGTTCATCATCGCCGAGGCCGACGGCGGCGGCGACGGCACGGACCGGTGGTTCGTGGTGTCCGGGTCGCAGATCAAACGTGAAGGCGACCGGATCCGGGTCAAACGGTCCCAGCTCCAAGGTTCGGGGGTGATGGAGTACCGCGACGGCGTGGACCTGATCTTGCGCTGCTGGACCCCGCACCCTCGCGACACCGACGAACCCGACTCCCCCACCCGGTCCGCGATCCCCGACCTGCGCGAGATCGAAGCCAACCGCAAACGGGTGTTCGCCGAGATGGACTCCCGCCTGGCCGGGGCCGGGGTGATGACCCTCCCCGAGGGCATGGACTTCCCCCGCCGACCCGGGGAGGCCGCCGACCCGGCCGGGTTCGCCACCGTCCTGATGCGCACCATGGCCGCCTCGCTCACCGACCGGGCGTCGGCGGAGGCGATGGTCCCGATCATCCTCCAAGGCAAAGCAGACGAACTCGACAAGATCAAACACATCACGTTCTGGTCCGACCTGTCCGACCAGCTGCTCCCCCTGCGCAAGTCCGCGATCACCAGCCTGGCCCAATCGCTGGACGTGCCGGTGGAAGTCCTGCTCGGCATGGGCGAGACCAACCACTGGTCCGCATGGGCCATCAGCGAGGAAGCGGTCACGACACAGATCGTGCCCGTCCTGACCCGCATCGCCGACGCCCTGACCCTCGGCTACCTCCGCGCCGCCCTGGAGTCGATGGCCAAGGACCCCGACCGGTACGTCTACATGTTCGACACCGCGCCGCTGACCACCCGCCCCAACCGGGTCTCCGACGGCCTGGAATACCACGGCCGCGGCCTGATCTCCGACGACGCCGCCCGGCAGGCAGGCGCGTTCGCCGACGACGACAAACCCGACCCGGAAGAGTTCGTCCGCCGCCTGGTCGCCCGCGCGGTCGAACAAAACCCGATCCTCGTCACCGACCCCGTGGTACAGCAGATCCTCGGCATCGGACCCATCGGCCCCATCAACCAACCCGCCCTCGAACCCCCGCCCCCGGACGACGACGACCCGGAAGGCGACGACCGGTCCCCGCCGGACACCCAGCCCGGTAACACCGACACCCCACCCGCCCGCGACGACGACACCCCACCCTCGGGTGCGTCCCTGCTGCCGGTCGCGACCCTCGCCGTGCGCCGCGCCCTCGGCCTGGCCGGGTCCCGGCTGATCCCGCACACCCGCCGCGACCAGTTCCCCGGCACCGCGAAACACGCCCTGCACGTCAAACACGGCCCGGTCTCCCGGGACCGCGCCAACCTGATCCTGAAAGGGGCATGGGAGGACCTCCACGCCGTCGCCGACGACTGCATGGTGGACGGAGCCCAGCTGGAGGACCTGCTCTCCGGGTTCTGCATCGAACTGTTGACCCGCGGCATGGCGTTCGACCCCGCCCTACTGCGTGAGGTCCTGCGCGCAGCCAAGGACCGCGACACCGACCGGACCCCCGCCGCGGTAGGCGCGCCGTGACCTCGCCGTGGGACGGCGAAGGCGTCGACCCGTGGCTCCCCGAACGCCTCGCCGCGGAAGCCGCCCTCACCGCCGCGGAACGGGGCGTGTTCCAAAAGTTCTGGGCCGAACTGTCGTCGTGGCTGGTCGCCGTCCGCCGCGCCGTCCTGTCCGGCGGACGCCTGCTACCGCCCGACCCGTCGGCGGTGTGGGCGAAAGTCCCCGCCTGGGACCAGGCCATGCAGGACCTCGCCAACGGGCCGGTCCGCGCCACCATGGGCCTCGCCTACGATGCGATCTTCGGACCCGGCTACGACTTCGACGCCCGGCCCGCGGTCGCAGCCCACCTCGCCGAGGTCGTCAACCGGATGGTCCGCACCCCGCCGCAGGTGTTCGACCTCATCGCGGAGACCCTCGCCGAAGGGGCCGGGCTCGGCGAATCGATCCCCGTCCTGGCCGAACGGGTCGCCACCATCCTGAACGCGACCGGCACGAACCTGTGGAAACACCGGGCCGTCACCGTCGCCCGGACCGAGACGATCGGCGCACTGAACGCGGGCCGGTGGGACTCGTTCCAGGCCCTGTCCGACCTGCTCGGCAAGGACGAACCCATGCAGCAGATGTGGCTGTCCACCATCGACGAACGGACCCGCCCCACCCACGTGGCCGCGGACCTGCAACGCGCCCCGGTAGGCGGCTACTTCACCGTCGGCGGCGCGGACCTGAAGTTCCCCGGAGACCCCCTCGGCCCGGCCCGCGAAATCATCCAATGCCGATGTTCGACGCTGCTGGTCCGGCCCGGCGAGGACGTCGACCTGTCCAACAGGCAATTCAAAGACTGGTAGAAAAGGGGCAACCTCATGGGCACCATCACCCGCACCCACACCCGCACCTGGCCACAGCTGAACGCGTGGGCGTCCACGACCCCCCTGGCGGCGGACGCCCCCGGCGGCGGCGTCCGGGCCGGTGACCTGTGCGCGGTACCGCGCTGCGGGGACCTGCTGCGGGCCGACCAGACGGTGTACGCGGTCACCGAGACCGGCGGCCCGGACGCACCCGAACCCCAGCCGTGCGAGGTCAACCCGGCCCTGACGACCGCCGACTGTCACCACGCCGAGCAATGGGTGTGCTGGCGGCACGTCCACGCCGACCGGGGACCGGTCTAACCGGTAAGGGACGCCCCGCGCAACCTACGATCAGGTTTGATCACCGAAGGACGGGAGACCAGAGACATGGGCACACGCTGGCGGGGCCTGCTGGCCCCTCTCGGGATCACCACCGGCGACGGCCGCCGGTTCGCGAAAGACTCCGTCACCTGGCGGGAACTGCCGCTGGGGCTGAAGTGGCAGCGTAACGACGACATGGGCCACGACGACTCGGTGATCATCGGGTCGGTCGACGACATCAGCATCGGCACCGTCGCCGACGCCCTGGCCAAGGGGTGGATCACCGACGAGGGGGTGTCGTCGCTGGAGTTCCCGAAAGACACCCTCGCGGTGTGGGGCACCGGGGAACTGTTCGACGACGTGGACCGCGCCGAGCTGCCGCGGCTGGCGGAGGACGTGGCCGAGGCCCGGCTGCTGACCGCGCGGAAGGTGATCGGCCCGTCGGTCGACGCGGGGGCCGCGGAGGCGGTGCTGGCCGAACCGGGCTCCGACGAGGCCGTGTCGGAGGAACGCCTGGAGGAGATCTTCGAGGACGCGTGGGAGAACGGCACCGCCGTCGAGCTTGAGGTGTTGTTCACCGAGTACCAGATCGCCGCCGCGACGCTGGTCAACATCCCCGCGTTCGCGCAGTGCCTGCCGTTCACCCTGGAGGACACCGACGACCCGGACGACGCCGACGCGGACGACGCGGATGCGGATGCGGCTCTGGTGGCGTCGCGGACCCGGCTGGCTGTGTCGCTGGTCGCCGCGTGCGGGACGGTCACCGACGTGGCCGCGTTCGCCGACCCGGAGTTCACCGGCGTCACCGCCATCACCATCGGCGAACCCGACGACAACGGGGTGCGGCGGGTGTTCGGGCACGTCGCCGCGTTCGGGGTGTGCCACGCAGGTATCCGCGACGTGTGCACCACCGCCCCCACCTCCGCCCAGCAGTACCAGCCTTTCCACCGGTACACCACCACCGGCGAGGGTCAGGAACTGCCGGTCGCCGCGGGGCGGATCACCGTCGCGCACGGCGACCTCACCGGGGCCTGCCAGTGCTGCCCCGGCATCGACGACCATGCCTGCAACCGGCTGTCGCTGGGCGCGACCATCGCCCACTACGACAGGGCCCGCCCGGTCGCGTACGTGCGGGCCGGTGAGGACCAGTTCGGGATCTGGGTGTCCGGCATCATCGCCCCCGAAGCGTCCGACGCGGATGTGGCGACCCTGGCGCGGCAGAAAGTGTCCGGGGACTGGCGGGAGAACGCCGGTGCCTTGGAGCTGGTGGAGGTCCTCGCCCTGAACCGGGAGAAGCCCGGCTTCCCGCTGCCCCGCGCCGCCATGAACAACGGCCGTCAGATGTCCCTGGTCGCCGCGGGCACCGTCGCCGCGTCCCGGCAGGGCCGCCCCGTCAAGGTCCGGCCCCCGCGGCCCGCCGACGCAGGCCCGTTCGACTACGACCGGATGGCCGCCGCGATGACCCGGGCCCTCGCGCCGATCCTGCCGCCCGGCACCCACTTCGAGTACGACACGACACCGGTCCTGGACGCGGCAACCGAGACCCTCCACGCCCCGGCCGACGGCACCCCCGCCGACGGCACCCCTGCCGCGACCACCGGCGACCCTGATCACGCCCAGGCAGCCGCGGACCTGGCCGCGGAACTGGACGGCACCCTGAACGCGCTCGACGCCGCCCAGGTGGAGGCGGACCTGGAAAGGATCACCGCCGATGTGTAGTTGCAGCAAAGGCAAGACGGCAGCCGCGGCGTACGTGGTGACGTACGCGAACGGATCGACCGAGACCGTCAAATCGCTGGTCGCCGCGAAACTGAAGACCGGCCGGAACCCGGGGGCGACCTACCAGCCTGCACCGCGTTGACCCCGCCGGACGTGCCCGCCCCCGGCTCGGCGGGGGCGGGCACCGTCGCCGTGTCGATGCCCTACTACCGGTCCCTGACGACGGTCCGCCGGGCCGTGCAGGCGGTGCTGGCCCAGACCCACACCGACCTGACCCTGTACGTGATCAACGACGGCGACACGGTCACCCCGCCGTGGCCCGCCCTGGCCGGGATCACCGACCCCAGACTGATCCGGATCGACCTGCCCGCGAACCGGGGCCGGTACTTCTGCGACGCGGCCGTCATCGCCGCCGCCGACCGTGAATCGTGGATCGCGATTCACGACGCCGACGACTGGGCCGAACCGGATTGGCTAGCAACATTGCTAGCAGCCTGCGACCGGCCCGGCGTGGTCGCGGCGGTCGCGCCGCAACACGTCCACGGCCGCACCGTCGTCCTCGAACCCGTCCGCGAGCCGATGCGCGCCGCCCCGGCCCGGATGCGGCACCTGGCCCACCACGCCGCCGTGTGCCGGGCTGAGGTCGCCCGGCGGATCGGCGGGCACCCCGGCTACCGGATCGGGTTCGACAGCCTCTGGACCAACGTGCTGACGATGCTCGGTGACGTGGCCGTGGTCGACCGGCCCCTGTACCACCGGCAGATCCGCCCGGACTCGCTGACCACCGCGGCCGCCACCCGGCACGGGTCCCCCGCCCGGCACGCCGTGCGCCGATCGCTGAACCGGCTCTACCGGCTGGCGCTGGCCGCCGACGACCCGGCGAGGGTCATCCGCGACGATGTCCCGACAGACCTCGCCGACCTGGTGGCCGAGGCAGCACAGGGCATCCGCGACGGCACCCTAGCCGCGGATGCCGGGAAGGGCACCCCGATGGCATCGATCGTCGACAACCGCAACGCCTGGGGCGGCTGGGCACTCGACCCGTACGCCGCGCAGGAACTCGCCGCCCACCTCGACCGCACCCGCCCCCCCTCGGTCGTCGAGTCAGGATCCGGGGCGTCGACCATCCTGCTCGCCGAGTACGCGCAACGCACCGGCGCGCACGTCGTCTCCCTGGAACACCACCGCACGTTCGGGGCGGTCACCGAGCAACAGCTACGCCTGCACGGCCTGGCCTCGTACGTCGACCTGCGCCAGTCGGACCTGGTCGACCTGACCACCCCCGCGGGCATCGCATCCTGGTACGCGGCCCGGATGCCGGACCAGGTGGACTTCGCCCTGATCGACGGCCCCCCCGGGCACGTCGGCCGCGCCGCCGCCATGTTCGCCCTGGAACCCTGTCTGCGCGGCGACTGGCGGGTGTGGCTGGACGATGCACACCGCGACGGGGAAATCGCGGCAGTCGCTGCCTGGACGGGCGCAATGGCCGTCCAGGTCGAATACGTCGACCTGCCCCGGGGCCTGGCCGTGCTGCGCCCCGACACGTCCGCCTCCGACCGCAGGCCCGTCGACGCGTCCGACGTCGCCGTCACCCTGGTCACCGGCGGCCGGGCCGACCTGCTCGCCAAGACCCTCGGCTCCCTGGACGCCACCGCCCCCGGCCTGCTGCAATCCGCGCACGTCGCCGTACTGCAAAACGGTGTCGACCCCGCCACCACCTCGGTCCTCGACGCGTACGGCGACCTGTGGGACCACCGCGTCGTCGTGAGCCAGCGGCTCCCGATCGGGCAGACCGCCTCGGCGATGCTCGGCCACCCCGCACCCCGGACGTATGTGCTGCACCTGGAGGACGACTGGCTGGCCGCGACCACCGTGCCCGGCTGGCTCGACCGTGCCCGCGCCGCCCTGAACGACCCGCGCATCGGTCAGGTCCGGCTCCGGCACCGCGGCGACCGGGTCCTGTCCCGGCACATGGTCACCCGGCAGCCGATCGACTGGCAGCCCGGCCCCGACGGGCACGTCACCGCGCACGCCCACTACACCCTCAACCCGTCGCTGATGCGCGCCGAGGACACCCCGAAGATCTGGGACGCCGACGACGGGGAGACCGGGGCGATGCGCCGGTTCGTCGGGACCGGCATGCTCACCGCGCAGGCCGTCCCCGGCGTGTTCCAGCACCTCGGCGACGGCCACTCCCTGCGGCTGGGGCAGCGGCAGTGACCCGCCCGGAACGGAGGCTGGCCTACGTGTGCCACCCGTGCGGCATCACCTCCGTCCACCCGGGGGACGTCGAGGACCGGTACTGCGGGAAGTGCCACCAGCGGCACACCGGCGACGTGGTGGTGTGGACCTGGGACGACCCGTGGAAACCGGGGACCTGCCCGGTCCTGCGGGAACCCCGCATCGGCTGCTCCACCGTCTCCCATGACCGGCTCGGGTGGTGCAACGGCTGCCCCCGCGTCAAAGGGGTGGAGGTCCTCGGCTGGCGGCTGGACGCCCTGGACGCGGTCGTCCCCGGCTACGCGGGCGCGGTGGCGATATCGGCGATGCGCCGGTGACCGCCGTGGTGATCCCCTGGCGGGGCGGCTGCCCGTGGCGGGAACAGTCCCTGGCGTTCGTCCGGGCCTGGTACGCGGACCACCACCCCGGCTGGGAGGTGGTCGTCGCCGACACCGCAGACGGCGGCGAGTGGTGCAAGGCCGCGGCGGTACAGGCGGGTCTCGAGCGAACCTCTGAACAGGTCGTGGTCGTCGCGGACGCGGACGTCATCACCGCCGAGGTCGGCGTCTGCGTGACCGAGGTGGAGTCGGGCCGGGCGGTGTGGGCGGTCCCGCACCGGGCGGTGTACCGGCTCAACGCGGACACCACCGAACGGGTGTGGGCGGGCAGCGAGTTGCCGGACTGGCGGGCACCGCACGTCCGGCTCCGGCATCAGGTCCGGGAGGTGCACCGGGCCGTGGTCGGCGGCGGGGTCGTCGTGATGGACCGGTCCTGCTGGGACACCACGCCGATCGACGCCCGGTTCCGCGGGTGGGGCCAGGAGGACCTGGCGTGGGGGTGGTCGCTGACCCGCGTGTTCGGTGCGCCGTACCGCAGGCTGGGGCCGTGTTACCACCTGTGGCACCCGGCCCAGTCGCGGGTCACCCGGGCGGTCGGGTCGCCGGGCGGTGAGGTGTTGTGGCGCAGGTACTCCCGCGCCTATACCGCCGCGGAGGTCGGCCGGATCCTGGACGAGCCCGGCGCGCGACCGTTACGGTCGTCGATATGACATCTGCTGCTGACGACAAGGCACGACAGGCACGCGACGCGAGTATCAAAGAGACGGTGGCGCTCAACAAGGATCTGAGCAGGGCAGGCCAGGCCCATGCCAACCGGGACAACGGCCAGCGGACCGAGGCGATCCACCTGACCGCCAGGGCGCAGGAGATGCAGTCCCGGCGAGCCCGGAGCTAGCCGAGGGCCTCGGCGGCGCGGGCCAGGGTCGCCCACCGGTTGACCTCACGGCCGTCGACCAGGATCGCCCAGCCCGGCAGTGCGTAGCCGTTGCGGCCGATGGTGCGCCGCCCGCGCTTCTCGATGACCGCGCCGCTGGCGTGCCGGTACTTCCCGGCTTCGATCTTGACGAGGTTCGCGGGGGTCTTCATGGCGGGGGTCCTTCCGGTGGGGGTTTTCCTGACACCGGAGACGGTACCCCACAACCCAGGAAGTAGTCAACACTGTGGGGGTGATGTCGGCCCGCCCGTAACGGGGAAAACGGGACGGGCCGACACACGGCCCCGTAGACCGGCCCGGAGTCCCCGCGGGACCCCGGCCCCCGGGGACGATCAGAGAGCGCCGGGACCCGCGAGGTTACCGTGCCTGCCCGACCGGTTGTCGGTGCCCGACCGGGTGTAGTGGTGCGAGCCCGACATGATGCGGTCACCGTCACCGACCGCCTGGACCGGTTCGGCGGTGGCCAGCGCGAACTCACCCTTGCGGCAGCCGTCGACGAACGCGTCCCACTCGCCATCGGTGAACCGCAGCACCGTGCCGGTCCCGCGCGGGTCGATGATCACGTGAGACCCGTCGACGACGTCCGACCGGCCGTCGGCCACCGACGCGACGTACAGCTCCCACAGCCGCGGGGTGAACACCGCGACCGGCGACCCGGGCCCGGCCTTGGAGTCCCGGACGATGAGGTCGCCGGTGTCGATCCCCTCGGCCAGGCACTGGCCGGGGGTGCAGTGCGCGTGCGCCTCGTCGGTCGCGACGGCGGTCTCCACGCAGTTGGCGATGTCGGCCGCGGACGCGGATGCCTTGCGGAACTGGAGGCACTGCACGCAGTTGGGGCCGGTGTTGTTGCCGCCGGACTTACTTGCCTTGATCCACTTGTTGAGCAACATCGGGGGTGCTCCCTTGGTCCTGCCTTGGGGCCTGCTGGCCCCGTGGGGGTGTCGGTGAGAGGGTACCGAGATACCCGGAAATAGTCAGCGCCCGGGGGGTGATCCCCCGGGCACCGACTCTCACGGCTGTCCAGCCGTCACGAGGCGATGACCGCCGCAGCCACCTCGGCCGCCGACGCCCGGCACCCATCGAAGATCCGCGACGGCCGCGGCCGTCGCGGGCCGTCCCAGTTCCCCCGGCATAGGTACCGCACCGACACCGACTCGCCCCACGGGTGCGCGGTGTGCGGCAGCGGCCACGAGCAGAGCTGCGCGACCGCGGGCCGCGGGTCGCGCTGGTCCATCTCCCGGACGGGACCGTCCGGCAGCGGGGTGGCCACCTCGTCGCGGGTCAGGTCCGCGAAGCAGAGCCGCAGGCCGCGCGGGTCGATGTGCACCCACCCGGACCGTCCGGGACGGCGGGCGATGGGACGTGCGTCGTGGACACAGGTCGCGACCTCGCCGTCCACGTCGTAGCCGGTCTCGGCCACCGGGGCGGTCTCGGCGTACAGCTGTTCGGCCGCGGTCAGGATCCGGTGCGGGTGCTGCCACGTCTTGAGGTTCACCGCGGCGGCGACCCGGGCCAGGACGAACACGGCCCGCGCCCGGAGCAGGTCGCATGTCCGGTGGTGGACCGCGTCGTCCAGGCGGGCCGCGGAGTCCATCAGGGTGCGGTACTGGTCGATGAGCGTGCGCAGGGTGTGCGGGGTGACCGGGCCGTGGGTGCGGGCGTAGCCGAGGTATGCCGCGTCCCAGACGGTGTCCAGGTAGGCGCGGGCGTCGCGGGCGCGGTTCAGGGCGTCGAACCCGTCCTGGGTGATGTGGTAGCCCTCGGCGACCTGTGCCCAGGTCGGCAGGGGCACCGGCCCCAGCCGGATCCACCCGTTGATGCGCAGGGACTGGAGGGTGTTGGTGCGGACGCCGTCGAGGGTGCTCCCGCGGGGGCTGTCGGCGAGTTCGATCAGTGCGGCGGTCTGTGCGACGGTCGGTGTGGCCATGGCCGGTGTGTCCTTCCTCGGGGCGGGGTTCCAGGCGTCCCGCACACCCACAACAGTAGTCCCCTACCCTGGAAATAGTCAACACCCGGGGGGTGATTTCCCCGGGTGTTGACCCTGGACACACCCCGCCCGGCTAACAGTCCCCCGGACCCCCGTACTGCAACGTCCGCCCGGACAACTTGTTCACGTCGTACATCGTCGGATCATCCTCGAACGCCGTCAGGTTCACGTTCGCGTTCAACACCCCCTCGATCGACGTCGACCCGATCACCGCGGCCGACGGGTTCGACCCGTACAACGCGTTGCCGTTGTCCGTGCACGGCGCGGCGCTGTTCGCCGCGACCTCACCGAACAGCTGATGCAACCCCGACTGGTTGAACGCCGCACCCCAGTCCGTCTCCGGGAAGTACCCGACGAACGCGCCGTCGTAGTGGACCCACCACTGGCCGTTCGGGCTGGTACCCGAGTAGAGGATCCCGAACCGCTTCGTCGTCCCCGACGTCAGCGCATCGCCCGCGTCGAAACTGTTCGAGCCGTTGTCCACCCAGCCGCACCCGTTGTAGCAACCGGGCGAGCCGTTCACCCAGTTGTAGACGAACAGATGCGGGTTGCTGTTGCCGTTCACCGCCGGGTCGATGGTCCAGCCGACCTCGACGATCTGCTGACTGTTCGCAGACTGCACGGCGATCTCGGTCAGGGTGTGGAAGTCCCCCGCGGTGGTGTCCAGCGACGGCGTGTGAATCGTCAGGTTCGCCGACGCGCCCGTCCCGGTGATGGTCTGACGACCCCCGTTGTAGAAGTACGTCAGCGCCAGCAACTTGTCCGTCGACCGCGTCTTACCGACCGCGGGCGGCTTGCCCTTCGGCGCATGCGTGCCCTTGGTCGCCCGGTCGTCCTTCGACGGCGCGGGCGGGGCCAGGATAGGGACGAGGTCAGCCGACAGCGCCGCCTCAACCCCCACCCCCACCCCGGCCGTATCCGCCAGCGCCGCCTGTGGTGCCGCGAACACCCCGCCGAGCATGGCCAGCAGGGCAGCGACGACAGCGAACCGCCGCCACGTAACACATAGATCCACGTGAGTCCCCCCTTTTCCGATCAGGAACAGTGTTGGACCCATCACTGTATGCAAGACAACAGTGCCCCGGGGGCGAAATCCCCCGGGGCACTGTGGGCGCGAACTCAGACCTCGTGGTCGGCCGGGTCCGGGCACGGCACCGTCCGCGGCTGCACCCGGCAACCCTGGTAGACCCACTCCGGGTCAGGCACGTGCACCTTCGCGGTCAGCGTCCCGTCCGGGTTGTACGCCCGGAACGAGACGGAGATCGCCGACCCGTCCGTCCCGTACTCGTTGATAGACACCCGGCCCCGGCACGGCAGTTTCAGGAACTGGTTCGTCGTCGCCGTCAGCAACACCTCCAGCTCCCGCGGCCCGTTCTGCGGGGCGAACGTCACGTCGTGCTCGCCGCGGTCACAGGACCGGTCAGATGCCACCGCACCGTCGGCGTGCCGCCACTGCCCGGCCGCCGGATCCCACACGGTCTCGGTCAGGCACCGGGTGCACAACGGCCCCGGATGAAGCTCGCGCGGGTCGACCCGGCTGCTGGGCGGCTCCAGCTGGTACTCGTCGGAGTGCCGCCACATTCCCTTCGCCCGGAACTGCTGACGATCGGTCGTGCCACCGATCAGTCTCACCTCGTCGACGGTGACGACCTCACCACCCGACCGGGGGTAGACCCGGTCGTCCGGCCGGAACCATGAATCCGGCCGGGTCGCACCGAGGCGGGGCAGAGGGATCGACGAGGTGACCACGGTGGCGCTGCCCGCCATCACCGCGGCGAACTGGTCCGGGGTCAGGGACAGTCGGGCGATCGGCTCGCTGTCGCTGGCCCGTTCCAGGTAGAGGGCAACACTTCGGGAGACGCCGGGGCGGGTGGAGGCGGGGTGGGTGAGCATCACGCGGACGTCGGCGTGGCCGTATGGAGTGGGCATCGGAATGGTCCTTCCGGGACAAGGGGTGCGGGGGGCGGCCGGTCGGCCGCCCCCCGGGCAGGTTCAGCAGGTGCAGGCGGGCAGGGCCTGCTCGGTGTCGTGGGTGGCCTCGGCGAACGCGTGCTCGCCGTGGCCGCACTCCGGCAGGTGCCAGGCCGTCAGGTAGTAGGCCAGGCGGCGCTGGGCGAACTCGACGAACCCGATCAGGTTCTCCCGGCTGTGCGCGCTGCGGCACCGGGTGATGCGGGCGCGCTCACTGAGGATCTCCGCGTGCAGGGTGTGCAGCTGGTACACGAGGTTGACCCGGCGGCAGACCGGGCCGGTGCCGCCGTGGCCACGGAGCCGACCGCAGTAACCGGGCAGGTCCTCGACCGAGATGGTCAGGGGGGCAGGCTCGACGGTGCCGGGCAGGGCGCGGTAGATGCCGTCGTCGTAGGGGTGGCCGGGGCTGACGGGAATGCTGATCCAACGTCCGTCGGCGTTGCGGGCCATGATCGGTGTCCTTCCGTTCGGGGTGTCTCCCTGACACCCCGAACACTACCCCACTCGACCGGAAGTAGTCAACACGGTAGGGGTGACTACTTCGGGGGTGCCCAGCGCGCCACCAGGTACCCGAGCCCCGTCGCCGTCGCCATGGACACCACGGTTCCCGCGACCATGCCCAGCAACGGGAACCCTGCCTGCCCGATCTGGTCCGAGACTGCGACGCCCAGGGCAACGGACGCGCTGATCAGGGCCAGCCACAGGGCCACCGCAGCCACGATCATCCCTGCGCCTCCTCGCCGCACTCCTGGCAGACACCCTCGCCGTCGATGTGGTCACCGCAGTTCGCGCAGTGAAATCCCGTGTCGCTCAACCTCTCGCCGCAGTCCGAGCACTCGTCCTCGTCCTCGTCGTCGTCCTCGCGGGGCAACACCGTGCCGTCGAACTTCGCGAAGTGCGTCGACCAGCTGTGCCCGGCCGCGGCCACCGTGGTCCGCGCCCAGTCCTCCCGGGCCGCCACGTCGGACAGCTCAGCGAGCAGCGTGGCCGACGGGTGGATCGGGGCGTCCTGCGGCGAGCCGCAGACGTAGCCCTCGGCCATCCGGTACAGGCACACGTCCTCGCCTCCCGCCGGGTCGAACGGGTGCATCTCGGCCCAGCCTCCCTCCACATACTCGGGATCCGCCGCCGTTGCCACATCGACGTATTTCAGGAAGTGGTCACGCATCAGCGCGACGCCCTGCGCGCCGACCGGGTCGATGTGGTCCTGTGCGATGAGCCGCACCGCCGCGGCCAGCAGGTCGTCACTGACCTTGCGGTCGGTGTATCCGTCCAGGTACCGGCGGGCCTGGTCGGTCACCACCTCGCGCATCTGCCAGTCGGGGCGGGTCGGCTCGCCCCGGCTGACGACGATCGCCGGGGTGTTCGGCTCCCGGCTCCATTTCGGGTCCTTGGCTCTGTGCATCGGGGTTTCTCCTATCGGGTGGGGTGTCGCGGTTATGGCGCACGTCAGGCGGCGTCGGCGACGGCCTGGGTGTTGATCCGGCGCTGGTAGCCGATCCCGGCGGTGGCCTCGTAGCAGTCCATGGGCCAGATCGCCAGGTCCGACAGGGCCTCGTCCAGGGCGTCGAAGTAGTCCTTCGGGAGCAGGGCCACGACGTCGCCCGGGTCGGTGACGTTGGCGAGGTACGAGGCGGCGATGCCGACCGCGTCCACGTGGCCGTCCTCGTCCATCCGCTGGTCGTAGGGGCGAAGGACCCGGTCCAGGGGGACCAGGCCGTACCAGGCGGACAGGACCAGGACCACCGAGTCCGGGTCACCCGCGCGGCGGCGAGGGTGTGACGGAACATCTGGCCGGTGTAGAAGTCCCGGGCGGGCATCGGGGTGGTGCTCTTGTCGCCGCAACACGGGATCACATACGCGGTGGTCATCGGTCCGTCCTTCCTGTTCGCCTGACACCCCGAACAATACCCGCTACCCCCAAATGAATCAACACCCCTGGGGTGATTTCCCCAGGGGTGTTGACACGGACCCGCCGGGGGGCCTAGCCGACCGGCTCCGACACCACGCCGTCCGGGACGACGTCGACCGACACGGTCTCCACCACCTCCGGCACCTCGGGAACCTCCGGGACCTCCGGGTCCTCCGTGCTCTGCGGCGTGTCCGTCTCCTCCGGGGAGGTCGTCGTCTCGACGGGGCCGGGGTCGGTCGTGGTCTGCGTCGGCGACGGGGTCCGGGTCGGGGACGTGGTCCGCACCGGCTGCGTCGTCCGGCCCGGCGTGGGCGTCGCAGACGGCCTGTCCGACGTGCGGGCAGGGGCAGGGACACCCTGGACCGGCTGACGCGTCCTGGTGGGTTCAGGGACCACCACGACCGGCACCGCCGTCTCCGTCGGCGACGGCGACACCGACGGCCGCGGGAACAGCTCGGCGAGGTGATCGGGGACCATCCCCGCGTCCTGCGCCTGCGCGACGACGGAGTTCGGGGCCGGGTCGGTGTTGCTCAGGAAGAACCAGCCCGAGCCCACGAACGCCAGCACGAGGAACGAGCCGACCGCGACGACCCGCGCCGTGGCCCGCGGTCGCCGATGCCCACCGGCCGCCGCGCTCACCTCCACCTTGTTGCGGGTCCCCCACGCCATGTTCACGCACGTGGCCATCGCGTACAGACGCCACACCCGCAGGAACGTGGCCGCCCACATCGCCGCAATCGGAGTCATCGCCCAGGTGCCGATCTGGTACCAGGTGGATTCGTCGCTGCGCTGCACCGTCAGATACCGCAGCATCAGCCCGTAGTAGATGCACGACTGGATCAGCAGAATCGTCCCGATCGTCTCTGGACTGGTCATGTCCTGCGTCAGCAGCACCCCGAAGAAAGCAGCCGTGGCGATGACGTACTGGAACCATTTGAACAGGTGACCCCAGAACGCGAACCGGGCGGCAGGCAGATACCGAAACCGCCACAGAGACCTGATGAACGATCCGCGCATCCACCGGATCTGCTGGTTCTTGTGGTGCTTGAAATTCGTCGGCATATAGGTGAACGCCCACGAGGTGATCTGCTGGACCGTCTTGCCTTTGGTCAACGCGAACAACGTCAACAGGCTGTCATCGCTGATCTTCATCGACTGACCGGCGAACGTCTCGTTCAGGTAGGCGTCGATGTTGTCGTGGAGCACCTCGGCCCGGTAATAGGCCAGCGCGCCGTAATTCACCAGCACGCTGTTGAACCGCGACATGATCGACCGGTCGGTGAACTGGAGCCCCACGTACCACAGGTCCATGACGCGGGTGAACAGGTTCTGTCGGGTGTTCGCGGCGGCGACCATCGACGCCACCGACATCACCTCGGGGTCGGCGAACGGCTTCAGCGCCTCCTGGGTGGCATCCACGTCCATCACGCTGTCGCTGTCCACCAGCGCGTACACGTCGCACCACGTGACGTGCTGTTCGGCGGTCACCTGCGCGTGGCGCTTGCCCGCGTTCTGGTGACGCGTCCAGTAGCCGACGACCCCGGCCCGTTCGCACGCGGCGTAGAACCATTGCTCGACGTCGTAGTAGTCGACCAGGTTGGACCCGTCGTCACAGACGCTGATCGCCTGAATGGGCCGCGACTGCCGCAGCATCGACTCGATCGACTCGCGCACGATCTGCGGGTCCTCGTTGTACAACGGCACGATCACCGCCACCTTCAACTCCTGAAGGCGGCCCCATTGCTCGGCGGTGACGGTGTGCGCTTTCTCGAAGTACCCGTAGAACGTCTGCCACACCAGCATCACGAACAGGGCCGCGTACAACACGGCCAGTTTCGGCACGCCGGTGGTGACGACCTGATTGATGGCGATGACGTGGTGAATACCCCAGACAGCGAGGAGTGCGAACACGACGGAAGCGCCGAGCAACGCCCGGCGCTTCCGGTAGGTCGCTGTCAGGGGAGCCTTACGACTCCCGTTTCTCATGCCTGGCCGACACCCTTCCGGCGACGGAAACCGACACGGACCAGGACGACGCCTGCGGTGACGATTCCCAGCCCGATCGCGGCGATTACCAGCGGCAGCGGCGCATTGACGGTTGCTCCACCGGCACCGATCGCAATACTCGCGATGCCAGTCTTAGGGAGTGCGTTCCCGTACATTGGTGTACCTTTCCTATTCCATTTCGTGAAACAGCGGGGTGCCGTTTACCGAGGGTCTTTAGAGGGTGGTGACGTTCGTGGCGTTCGCGCACGCGATGAACCGGCCGCGGGTGTCCAGGACGCGCGGGGCCAGGCCGTTCGCCAGCAGGTGGTAGGGGAAGCCGGTGTGGTCGGTCAGCAGCACCGCGGCGTGGCAGCCGCCGAGCCTGCCGCCCAGCTCGTCCAGGCCGATCACGGTCACCCCGTCGGGGATGTCGACGGCGAGACCGGCCAGGGCCTGCTGGTCGGCGTGCGGGTCGCACACCTGCACGTGCGCGCCGAGTTCGGCCAGACGCCGGATGACCGGCAGGGCCGGGGACTCGCGCAGGTCGCCGCTGTCGCGTTTGTAGGTCGCGCCCAGGGCCACGATGGTCGACCCGTTCACCGGCAGCCGGGCCTCGTTGAGCAGCTCGGCGACGCGCTGCACCACGTACCCGGGCTGGGACGCGTTGATCTGCATGGCCAGGTCCACGAACCGGAACGGGTTGCCGGTGAGGCGTTCCACGACGTCGGACAGGTACGCGGGGTCGATCGGCAGGCAGTGCCCGCCGACGCCGGGTCCGGGGTAGAACGCCTGGAACCCGTACGGCTTGGTCGCGGCGGCCTCGATCACCTGCCACACGTCGATGTCCAGGCCGTGCAGGTGACGGCCCAGTTCGTTGACGAGGGCGACGTTCACGTGCCGGTAGGTGTTCTCCAGCAGCTTCGCGGCCTCGGCGACCTCGGCGTCGTCGACGGGCACGACGACCTTGCACACGGTGTTGTAGAAGTCGCACGCGAGCTGGGTGGCGGTGATGCTGGTGCCGCCGACGAGTTTCGGGGTCCGCTCGAACGTCCACAGCTGGTTGCCCGGGTCGATGCGTTCCGGGCTGAACGCGACGTGCACGCCCGGTGCGGCGAGGGCTTCGGTGAATGCGCCGCGGGTGGTGCCGGGGGCGACGGTGGACTCCAGGACGACCAGTGCGCCGGGGCGGACGTGGCAGCCGATCGTGCGGGCCGCGGACAGGACGGCGGTCAGGTCCGGTGCGCCGTTCTTCAACGGGGTGGGGACGGTGACCACGGCGGTGTCGAACCCTGCGAACAGGATCGACGGGTCGTCGGAGCAGCGGTAGGTGCCCGCGGCGTGCATGGCCGTCAGGTCGTGGTCGGTGACGTCGTCGATGGGCGACGCGTTCTTGGCGATCGCGGCGACCTTCGCGGCGTCGGTGTCGAAGCCGGTCACGTCGTGGCCTGCGGCGACGGCCGCCCTGGCAAGGGGCAGGCCGACGTAGCCCTGTCCGAGGATCAGGACCCGTTGGCGGGGTGTGTCGGTGGTGGTGATGGTGTTCTCCGTCGGGGTGTCGGGGTGCGGTGGAATGCGGGGGGTGAACCGGGGTCAGACGATAGGCGGTCACCCGTAAATAGTCAACACGGTGGGGGTTGTCCGGCGGGTGGTGTGACCGCCACCACTCCCCCCGCACTGACGGGGAGCGCGTCAACGCCCCCGGGAGATGAAATCCCCCGGGGACGTTGACCGCTATCGATCACATGCAGATCGACAGGACCTCGTCGTCGATGATCCCGAGGCCCTTGCCGTACACGCCCGCCTTGCGGCACATGTCGGTGATGTGGCGGCGCACGCCGCGCTTCGGGAACTGCCACTGCGGGAGCTGGACGTCGACCACGGTGCCGTCGGCCAGCTCGCCGTAGCAGTACGAGACGTCGAAGAACGGGAACGCGTACGGGCCGGGGTCGCCGAGCAGCCGGAGCCGGGTGATCCTGACGAGGTCCTTATCCGTGAGCTGCACCCGCCGGGAGTAGTCGATCTTGTCGCGGTACTCCGCGAGCTGCTCGGTCATCGGGTTGGTGTTCACGACGCCGTAGGCGGCAGCGGTGGCGTTGATCTCGTCGTAGTTCATCTCGGTTCCTCCCGGGTCGGTGTCTCCCTGACACCCATGACATTACCCGGGCAACCCAGAAGTAGTCAACAGGATGGGGGGGATTTCTGGGCCGGGCCGGGCACCACCTCACGGCAGTCCAGCCGTGTGTCCGGTTCCCACCAGGGGCAACCCCCGCTATCGTGCTGATCAACAACGCTCCCGACGCCGCTGCGGTCCGGTCGGTCGAGCGTTGCGCGCACGTACCAGGCCGCTGCGGTCCGGCTGGGCGTCAGGACCCTGTGAAGGGGTTACCGTCATGCGCCACACTGCCCGTTCCTACCGCCCGTCGCGTGCCGGTGACCTGATCGGCTACACCAAACGCGGTACCCCGATCCTCGTCGCCGGTGGTGGCGACGACACCGACCCCGGTCCCACGCCCACGCCGCCGGACGCGTACGTGTTCCCGTTCCCCGTCCCCGCCGACCTCACCTCGGTCAGCGACGACGAACTCCGCACCGTGCTGGGCCAGATCCGCCAGCACGCGGCCACCTTCACCGGCCTGTCCCCCGACAAGACGACCGCCGACACGGTCCGCGCGCTGACCGCCTGCCGGGACCTGGCCACCACGGTGGCCGGAGAGATCACCGGCCGCCGCGACCGCGCCGCGACCGCGGCCAGCGCGACCCTCGACCTCGACGGCGCGTTCGCCGTCCTGGACGCCCCGGTCGCCACCGACCCCACGCCCGCGCCGGAACCGGAGCCCGCCCCGGAACCCGAGCCGGAACCCGCCCCGGAACCCACCGCCGCCGCCGACCCCGAGCCCGCCGCGGTCACCGCGGCCCGCCCGGCGGCCCCGTCGGTCCGGACCGTCGCGAACCGCGCCCCCGCGGCGCAGGTCCCCGCCGACGCCGACCGGCAGGTGTACGCCGTCATGACGGCCGCAGCCGACGTCCCCGGGTTCGCCGCCGGGCAGACCCTGGACCGGTTCGCCGACCTCCAGGCCGCCGTCTCCGCCCGCCTGGACCGGTACCCGTCCGCACCCGCGGGCCGCCGCCAGCCGGTCGCCGGTGCCAACCGGCCGGTCACCGTGTACGACCCGGACGCGCCCGGCCGCCGGTTCCAGATCCAGCAGTTCGCCCGGCACGGGGCGGTGCAGATCCGCCGGGAGTTCCCGGAGAACCTGCGCATGCGCGACGGCGGCCCCGACCCGATGTCGATCGCCGAGTTCGCGGCGTCCCAGCGGCGTCTGCCCGGCAGCTCCCTGGTCGCGTCCGCCGCGGCCGCGGTCGCCGCGGGCCGGTCCCTGACCGCCGCCGCCGGGTGGTGCGCCCCGTCGGAGACGATCTACGACCTGGTGGAGCTGGAGACCCGTGACGGGCTGCTGGACGTCCCGGAGATCCAGGCGTCGCGGGGCGGGTTCCAGATCCCCGAGAACGGCGGCCCGCAGTTCTCCACCATCTGGTCGGGCATCGGCAACGCCGGAGACACCCACCTCACCGAGGCCGAGGTCATCGCCGACACCAACAAGGTGTGTTACGAGATCCCCTGCCCGCCGTTCGAGGACGTCCGGCTGGGCGTCGACTACGTCTGCCTCACCGGCGGTCTGCTGCAACGGCGCGGCTACCCCGAGGTGGTGGGCCGGTTCTCCCGCGGCGCGATGATCGCGCTGGCCCACAAGATCAACCAGGGTGTCATCGCGGCCATGGTCGCGGACTCCGGGGCGGCCGTGGTCATCCCCGCCGACCCGAACGGCGACGACGCCATCTCGGGTCTGCTCGCCGCGGTCGACCTGGCCATCACCGACATCAAGTACCGGGCCCGGATGGGGTTCGCCGCGACGGTGGAGATCGTCCTGCCGATGTGGGTCCTGGTCCAGATGCGGGCCGCCGCGACCCGCCGCCGCGGTGTCGACATGGTGTCCCTCGCGGACTCCGAGATCATGGCCTGGTTCGCGCAGCGCGACGCGGTCCCCCGGTTCGTGTACGACTGGCAGGACCAGTACTCCGGCCTGGGCACCGGCCCCGGCGGCGCGACCCCGCTGACGGCCCTGCCGACCACGGTGCAGTTCCTGGCGTACCCGGCGGGCACGTGGGTCAAGGCGGTCCAGGACGTCGTGTCCCTGGACACCATCTACGACTCCACCCTGCTGGCCACCAACGAGTACACCGCGGTGTTCGCCGAGGACGGCTGGGCGATGCTCCAGATGGGTCCGATCACCCGCCTGTACACCGCCGTGGTCGACCCGTCCGGCGTCGTGGGCTGCTGCACCGGCGACATCTCCTGACCCGCGGGGTCCCCGAATTCTCCTAGTTGATCAACAACCATCAGGGGGTGAGTAGTCCGTGGCGATCGTCCCGGCACCAACAGTCACCGCGCCGGAACCGCTCGGCCAGCGATACGGGCTGCTCACCGCCGCGGCAGGCCCTCTCGACCTGCCGTCGCAGGGCGGGTACGGCGGTGGCGTCACCTACGACCCCACATCGTGCGGTGGCGCACACCGTCTGCCCTCCGCGTGCCTCGACCCCGACCCCGAAGAACGGCCGGAGAAGATCTTCGACCCGGCCGACGACTGGGTGGAGGCCGCCCCGTTCGTGACGTACGCGTCGCTGACGTGCGGGTCGGTCGGCTACCCCGGCGACGGCGCGCAGACCAAGACGATGCGCCGCCTGGTCAACGGCGAACAGTCCCAGGTGGAACAGGAACTGGGCGACATCCTCGACACCAACGCCACCGCGGTGGCGACCGCCGACCCGACCAGCCTCGCCTCCGTCGTCGGTTCTCTCGAACAGTGGCTGTACGGCGGCGACGCAGGCGAGCAGGGATACGGCAACGTCGGCTACCTGCACATGGCCCTGCGGTACGCGTCGCTGACCGACGCGCTCGGCCTGCGCCGCGACGAGGCGGGCCGGTACCGCACCCGGCTCGGCACGGTCGTGGTGTTCGGCGACTACCCCGACGACGGATCGGTGTACATCACCGGGCACGTCACCACCTGGCGCGCCCCGGAACCGGCGGTGTCCCCGCGGGCGCAGGTCCTCGACCGCACCACCAACCAGCTGTACATGCTGGCCGAACGGGAGTGGGCCATCGCCTACGACTGCGCGGCCGGTGTGGCCACCTACACCGGAGGCGGTGTCTCGTGACCGTCATCATCCGACCAGACGAGGGCCAGTCGGCGCGGGACCTGATCGTCGCCGTCGCCGAGATCCTCGGCGAGCGTGTCCGGTTCGGCGACGGAGGGGTGGTCCTCACCGAGGTCCAGGCCCACACCTACCTGTCGGCCCTGCTGGAAACCACCGACACCACCGGCGAGGCCCCGGCCCCGTCACCCCGCAAGGCCACGAAGGCCGCGCCCGCCAAGAAGACCGCCGCGCGTGCCCGCCGCACGGCCCGAGGGACAGGAGAGTAACCCGTGGCGAAGGCCAGCTACCTGCAAGGACTCCGCATCCGGGCGACCCGCCTGGACGAGTGCGGGGCCATCGACTACGGCAACTGTTCGTCGGTGGTCTCCAAGGGTTTCATCAGCATCGAACTGGAGAACCAGGAGACCTCCCCCGAGGAGATCTCCCAGGTCCTCGCCGACGGGACCCGCTGCTACTACCAGAACACCCCGAAGCTGCTCAACGGCGTTCAGGCGACCATCGAGTTCTGCGAGGTCGACCCGGAACTGTTCGAAATCATGACCGGGTCGCCGCTGGTCCTCGACGACGACGACGAGCCGCAGGGGTTCACCACCGACAGCGCCGCGTACGGCATCGCGAACGTCGCCCTCGAAGTGTGGATGAAGATCGCCAACTCCGACTGCACCACGTTCGGCCGCCGGTGGGGTTACTACCTGATGCCGTGGCTCTATCAGGGTGTCGTGGGTAAGCCGACCATCGAGAACGGTGCGGTGACCTTCACCGTCAACGAGGCCCTGACCCACGACGGGAATCAGTGGGGGGTCGGCCCGTACAACATCCAGTACGACAACGCCGACGTCCTGTCGCCGCTGTTCGTGCCGATCACCACCACCACCCACGACCTGCTGTACAAGGTCAACCTTGCGCCGCCTGCCGTCACCGACGGCTGTGTGGCCCTGTCGCCGCTGTCCTGAGGTAACCCCGCCGGTCCCGCGCGCCCAGCCCGGGACCGGCGGCCCCCCGCCTGTCTAGCCGTGAGGAAGGGGGTCGGTGATGCCGTTCCCGGCAGGGCTGCCGCTGGTCACCGTCAACTGCAAGGTCGACACGCTGCCCAACGGCGGCGCATCCGGGTTCCTGCGGATCTACTACCTGGGCACCCTGACCGGCCCCACGGACAACAGCGTCGTCCCGTACATCGACGAGCAACGCACCCTCGCCGCGGGTGGCACCGCCCAGTTCGCGTTGCCCCCGTGCAACCATCCGAACTGGACGCCCACCTTCACCTACCAGGTGCTCCTCGGGTCCGGCAGCGCCCTGCACGAGGGCACCCTGTTCCTGGACTACCAGACCCTCACGGTGGAGCTCGCCGACCTGATCCAGTGGGGCGCGGCGACGATCACCCCCGGCGTCACCTACGCCACCACCGCCCAGCTGACCGCGGGCCTCGCGACCAAGGCGAACCTCGTCCACACCCACGTCATCACCGACGTGACCGGGCTGACCACCGCCCTGAACGGTAAGGCCGCGCTGGTCCACACCCACGTCCTGGGCGACGTCACCGGGCTGACCACCGCCCTGAACGGGCTCACCGACGCACTGGACGACAAGGCCCCGCTGGTCGACCCCGCGTTCCCCGGCCCCGTGGACGTGGTCGGGCCGCTGAACATCGGCGTGACCGGGCTGCTGAACATCGGCGCGGACACCAACCTGTACCGGGTGGCCGCGAACAAACTGGCCACCGATGACGCCCTCGACGTCGGCGGGGACCTGCGGATCTACGGCAGTCTCCAGGTCGACGGCACGGTGACCGGCATCGACAAGGCCGACGTCGGGTTGCCCGACGTCGACAACACCAGCGACACCGACAAGCCGGTCAGCACCGCAACCCAACTGGCCCTGGACGCCAAGCTGGACGCCGACGGCGGGGAGATCGTCGACTCCACCCTGACCATCCGCAAGAGCGACAACTCCTCCGCGGTGCGGTTCAGGTCCACCGGCGGCGCGGTCGACATCGACAAACTGTCCGGCGACGTCGTCATCTCCAGCTTCTCGGGGGCCGGGTTCACCGGCACCCAGACCGGGCTGGTCCGGTTCCGGGACACCGGCGTCACCGTGGCCGGGCTGACCGAGTTCGGTGGCACCGTCTACCAGGGACAGCAGTCCGTCGACGCGGCCGGGGGCACCGCGAACCTGGGTGCCAAGAACACGCTGACGAACCTGCGGATCGCCGGGTTCAAGGCGACGTTCGGGGCACCGCTGACCGGCGACTGGGCGACCGGGGACGTGGTCCTGGCCACCGACGGGATCTGGCGGTGCACGACCGGCGGCACCCCCGGGGTGTGGCGGTGCGTGTCCGGGCCGGACGTCAACCGGATCGTGGACGACGGGGAGGTGGCCGTGAACCGGCAACTCCCCACCGGGCAGCTGCCGCTGACCGACGGGCAGCTGCTCGTGACGCACTGGACCGCGCAGGTGACCGAGACCGTCCAGTTCTTCCGCACCTCCACCGGCGACACCCCCACCCTCGCGACGCCCAACGTCGACAACCACGCCTGGGTCGGGGTGATGCGATACGACGGCACCCAGTACTTCCCCGAGGCCGTGTCGGTCGACGACCCCACCCTGTGGACGGCCCCGTTCGCCGACTACGAGACGCAGCTGTTCGACGCGGCCACCGCGTCCGTGCCCGGCTGGAGCAAGATGGCCGGTCAGCGGTACGCGTCGTGGTTCCTGTGGAACGGCCCGGATGACCCGCCGGAGCTCGCCGGTAAGGCGGTGTGGGCGGAGGAGCCGTACCGGGAGCCGCGGCTCAACGGGTACATCGGGCTGACCGCGCCGCCGTCGTCGCCGCTCAACGATGAGTGGCTGGCCCCGGACTGGCGTCTGCTCCAGGCCCACCTCAAACGATGACGCCGGTCAGAGGTCCCGCCACCCCACCTCGTACAGGCCGAACCACACGCACGAGAACAGGACGGCCGCGCCGAACAGGCCCACCAGCGCCCACAACACCGCTGCGGGGAGCCACTCCAGGAACGTGCGCGGTTTCGACACCCGCGTTGTCTACCAGTGCACGACCACCCGCACGACCACCCGCGCGGCCCGGCTGCCGTGCGGGTGCACGTGCACCCGCACGCGACTGGCCAGGCCGGACACCGGCCCGCCAGGGTGATCCACAAGTAAGGTGGCAGGCATGGCACCGTGTGGCTGGACCGTCTCTTCCTGCGGCTGTGCCGGAACCTGCACCGGCGGCGTCGACTGTTGGAGCACGTACTCCCCGACCGTGCAGGCCCGCGCGCAGGCGATCGCCGCGCACATCATGTGGGCGGCCACCGGCCGCCGGTACGGGCCGTGTGAGGTCACCGTCATGCCCGCCGGTCGGTGCGCCGGTGGCCCCGACCCGGACACGTCGTACCGCACCTACCCCGTCGGCGGGTTCGGCGGCGGCCTGGTCTCCCCGGTCATCGACGGGGGTCTCTGGTACAACCGGCCGACCGGCGGGACGTGCTGCCCCGGCGCGTGCGAGGTGGCGCTGGAAGGCCCGACCACCACCGCGGGCATCACCTCGGTCACCGTCGGCGGTGACGACGTCGACGCGGACGCGTACGTGGTCCAGGACGGCTACCTGCTGGTACGGACCGACGGCGGGTGCTGGCCGTGCTGCACGAACTTCGGGAACGTGGCGACCGGGTTCACCGTCGTCTACGACGTCGGCCTCCCCATCCCCGCGGCAGTACAGGCGGCGTTCGAGGAACTGGCCTGCGAGACCGCCAAGGCATGCGTGGGCGGGGAATGCAAGCTGCCCCGCACCCTGTCCCGCCTCACCCGCCAAGGCGTCGACCTGGAGGTGGCCGAGATCCCGACCGACGTCACCGGGCTGATCCTCACCGGCATCCGGTCGGTCGACGACGTGATCCGCGCCGACAACCCCCACCAGCTGACCTCCGCCCCGCTGGTCCTGTCCCCCGACATGCCGCTGCCGCGGCGGGTGACCTGATGGCCACCCCCGTCCCGGACCCGATGGTGTGGCCCGTCGTGGAGGCGATGGTGGCGTCCCTGGAGGACCAGTCCCGGTGCCTGGTCGACCCGCCGCGGGTCGTGATGGCCCGCCCCGGCGACCGCATCGAACTGTTGCTCGCCGAGGGCCGCGACGAGTGCTGTGAGGGGCTCGGCTGGGTGCGGGTGGTGACCATCTACCCGTCGGCGAACTTCCCCACCCCCGACAGCGACGGCACGCAGGCCACCATGTGCGGGCCGATCGGCTGGGCCATCATCCTGGAGATCGGCATCGCCCGGTGCGCGCCCGTCCCCGCGGCCAACGTCATCCCCTCGGCCGCCGAGTGGAACACCGTCGTCGAGGCGGTGATGGCCGACGCCGCCGCGATCCGCCGCGCCGTCGCGGTGTTCAAGACCCTGGAGGACTACGAGGACACCCCGTGGCTGGTCGGGGCGTGGCTGCCCCTGCCCACCGAGGGTGGCTGCGTGGGCGGGGCCATGCAAGTCACGATCAGCGCCGTTCCGTGCGACCAGACAGGAGTGTGCACATGACCAGCAAGGCCAGGACCCGGGGACCCGAGACGGTGACGGTGGTCGTCGTCGCCAACCACGACCAGCTCAAACGCGGCGAGACCGGGGAGGTGGAGCTGACCGACTCGGTCCGCGCCCGCCTGGACCGCGGCTGGCTGCGCCTGGCCGACGGCACCGAGGCGACCGCGCCGCCGCTGGGCGGCACCCCCGCCCCGGCCCCCGGCCCGGTCAGCCTGCTCGGGGTGACCCCCGGCGACGACGGAGGGGGGGCCGGTGCTGCGGGCGGGAAGGCTGACGGTCCGGCTTGACCGGGCCACCGCCAACCGGATCGCCTCCGACCACGGTCTGTTGCTGGTCGCCGACGTCACCCGCAAGGTCCTGAACCGGGCCGTCATGATGACACCGGTCCGGTACGGGAACCTGCGCGGCCACAACAAGATGCGCGCCGCGGTGAAGGCCCCCCCGGGTGCCCGCGGCGAGGTGTACAACGACGCCGACTACGCCGTGGCCGTGCACGAGGGGTCCGGACCGCACACCATCCGCCCGAAACGTAAGAAGGCGCTGCGGTTCCAGATCGGCGGCCGGACCGTCATCGTGAAGTCCGTCCGGCACCCCGGCACCCGCGCCCGGCCGTGGCTGGCCCGCGCCGGGGAGCAGGTCGCCCGTCAGGAGGGGTTCCGGTGGGACGCGGGACGGTAGGCTCCCGTCATCGTTGATCATTGAAGGGGGACCAAGATGGCGGCCACCAAGAAGGCGGCGGGGGCACCGGCCCGGAGGAAGGCGACCGCGGCGAAGGTCGCCCCACCGGCCGCGCAGACCGCCGCCGCCGACACCCCGGCGGGGGCGGCACCCCGCGCCGCCGCCGCGCGGCGGGTGCCGACCCGGACCGCGGTCGACGGCAGTACTGCCCGCACGTCGCGGGCGTCCCGCGCCCGCACCGCCGCCGCGACGACGATCGAGCCGACCGAGGTCCTCGCCGCCCCCGGCGCTCCTGCCCCGGAACCGGAGCCCGACGACGACGGCCAGGCGGCGGAGACCGACGTCATCTGGCGCGACCGGACCATCCGCGTCCGGCCGCCCACCCTGGAACAGCTCACCATCTACCGGCGGCTGGCCCGCAAATTTCACCTGCTGTCCGAGCAGAACAGCAAACCCGACGCCGAACCGATGAGCCTCGAAGAGGCCACCGGGCACTACGACCGGGCGATCAAACTGGTCACCTCCGTCATGGTCCACCCGGCTGATGTCGAGTGGCTGGAGGACGAGATGCTAGAGGGCCGGATCCGGTTGCCCGACGCGGCCGACCTCATGCAGAAGGCCATCGGCGCGCTCGCCGACGCCAACACCGACGCCCAGCCGAACCGGGCGGCGCGGCGTAAGGCCCGGCTCGGCGACTAGTGGAGATCGACCCGGCCGCCGTCGTCAAACCCCGGTCGGTGGTGGTGACCCTCGGCGGCGGCGACTACCGGATCACCGCCCGGCCCGCCGGGGAGTGGCTGCTGCCGATCCTCGAAAAGGGGTGGGCGGACATCGTTCCGGGGATGCTCGACGCACCCGACGGGACCCGCTCACTGGACGACCTGTACGACGACCTGACCGACGGGACCGTCACCACCGCCGAGTGCGAAAAGGCCGCCCAGGAGGCCGTCAGCGCGGTCTCCGGGGTCACCTGGTGGGTGGCGGTCAAACTGATCCACGCCGCCGCGCAGGACCCGGCGGCGATCGGCGAGTTGCGGCTGTCCGGCGTCGACCTGGCCGCCGCGCCGCTGGGCGCGGTCGTCGCCGGGCTGTACCGGATCTACACCCGCGACAAGGACGCCAAAGAGATCTCGAAGTTCGACGGCGAGCTGATGCGCACACCGCCCGGGGTGTCCGCGGCCGAACGGTTCGACGAGGAAGCCGCCGCCCAGTCGTTCGAACAGATGTACGCCCAGCGCGGCGGACGCTGACCCGGCAGCCGGTAGGGTGGGGTTCTCCTTTCAGTTGGTGAGAAGGCTGGCTAGGGGAATTCACCGCCGCCGCCGCGCCTACACGGTGGCGGCCGGGCAGGGGCTGGCCGGGGTCACCCGGTCAGCCCCGGCATCGGGGCACGTCCGCGGGCGATCTTCAACCACCGGTACACCGTCGGGTCGATCGTCACGCCCCAGAAGTCGGCGACCGCCCGCGCCCCGCCGCCGGGCCGGTCGACCCGCACCGCCCACTCGTAGACGGCCAGGACCCGGTCCCAGTGCCCGCGGTCCCACGACGCGTGCAACCCGACCGGTTTCGGCCGGGCCAGCTGCCGGTAATACGGCTCGTCGGGGTGCCCGTTCCCGGAGGTCGACGCGGCCAGCGGGACGATCTGCGCGAGGGGGAGCCGGGCCAGCAGGGCCGCGGAGATCCGGGTGGCCGCCGACCTGGCCTCCACGGTGACCATGGTGGCGCGGGCCGACCCGGTGGACGTGTCGACCCGGACACCGACCACGACCGGCGCGGACGGGTCGTCGACCACCACCGTGCCGTCCTCGCGGCGCGACACCTGCGCCCTGTCGACGTCGATCATCACAGCCGCCCGGGCGGGTCGACCATCGTGCGGGCGATCTCCACCGGGCAGCCCTGCGCGCACTGCGCCGTGTGCTGGCACAGCGGGCACGGCTCGCCGGTGAGGTCCGCGGCGCGTATCCCGATGAGCCGGGCCACCGCCTGTTCGACGTCGGCGCGTTCGTCGGCGGTGATCCGGGCGGACAACCACGTCTCGGGGTTGAGCAGCAGGAACCGCATCGTCTGCGCCACGATCGCCATCACGTGCCCGGCGACGGCGTCCCGGACCCGGGAGTCGTCTATCCGCACCTGAACGCGGGCCGCCGGTGGGCTCTGGTCACCTGTCATCGCCATGGAATGACGGTATCGGATGTGGTGATCATCCGGGGCCGACCGGCGACGATCTAGGGCATGGGAACCAGAACCGGCACGGCGTCCGTCGACATCCTGGCCGACGTGTCCGAATTCGGTTCCCGTTTCGAGCGCGACCTGAACGACGCCCTGAAGAAAACGAACGTCAACGCGAAACCGGTAGCCGACAAACTCCACAAGCAGGTCGGGGCGGCCGGGGTCAAAATCGGTGAGGAACTGGGCGAGGGAATCAGCCGCGGCGCGGACGGGAAACTCCGCGACGCCCAGGGCAACTTCATCAAATCCGGGGAACAGGCCGGGCAGGGTTTCAGCAAAGGCATCTCGAAAGGGATGGAGAAGACCGGGGAGTTCTCCCGGCAACTGGCCATCATGGCGGCCCGGCTGACCCTGGTCGCGAGTGCTGCGGCGTCCGCCGCGCCTGGCCTGCTGCACCTGACCGCGGCTATCCTGCCCGCGGCCGGTGCCCTGCTGGTGCTGCCCGCCGCGATGCTCGCCGTGAAAGCCGCGTCGGCCACCCTGAGCATCGCCACCGCCGGTGTCGGCGACGCCATCACCAAAGGGCTGACCGGCACCGCCGACCAGGCCAAGAAAGCCCTCGAAGGACTACCACCCGCGGCCCGCACCTTCGCGAAAAGCATCATCGATCTGAAACCGCAGATCGACGCGTTGCGTAATTCGGTGTCCGGCCGGTTCTTCAAACCGTTGCAGGACGAGGTGGCCGCCACCGCCGGGATCTACCTGCCGCTGTTGACCCGCGAGATGTCGAACCTCGCCGGACCGCTGGGCGGGTTGGGGGAGCAGTTCGCGCAGAGCGCCCGCAAAGCGTCGGTGTTCGGGTCGGTGTCGACCCTGTTCCAGGCCACCGGGATGTCGGTCATCAACCTGCGGGCGGCGGTCGACCCGCTCGTGACCGCGATGGCCGCGCTGATCGAGGCGACCGCGCCGAAGCTGCCCGTCATCGCGCAGGGGTTCGCGAACATCGCCACCCGGGCCGGTGAGTGGATCACCGCGGCGTCGCAGTCCGGCCGGATCAGCGAACTGTACGAGGCCGGGGTGGCCACCCTGAAGGACCTCGGCGGGATCCTGGCCAACGTCGGGTCGATCGTCACGAGCGTGTTCCAGGCCGCGACCGCCGGGGGGTCGTCGCTGCTGGCGAACGTCCGCGACCTGACCGGTCAGGTCGCCGCGTTCTTCAACAGCGCGCAGGGCGGCGAGGTGCTCGCCGCGGTGTTCTCCACCCTCGGCCAGATCGGTGCGGCGCTGCGCACCTCGCTGGGTGCGGCGCTACCCGCGATCGGGCAGGCGTTGCAGGCGCTGCTACCGGTCGTCGCGGGGCTCGCCCCGTCGTTCGCGAACCTCGTCGTGGCCGTCGCCCCGGTCGTGCCGATGCTCGCGCAGGCCGCCGCGGTGATCGTGGGCGCGTTCGTCCCCGCGATCGCGTCCCTGACCGGGTTCCTCGCCCAGCACAGCGGTGTGGTCAAGGCGGTCGTCATCGCGCTCGGCGCGTACGTCGCGGCGAGCAAGGCCGCCGCGGCGGTCGCCGCGGTCCAGGCCGCCGGTGGGCTGGTCGCGTGGGCGAAGGCCACCACGGTGGTCACCACCGTCACGAAGATCGCGACGGCGGCGCAGATCGCGTTCGGGGCGGCGTTGAAGTTCGCCCTCGGCCCGGTCGGGTTGATCATCACCGCGATCGCGGCGCTCGTGGCCGGGCTCGTGTGGCTCTACAACTCTAATGAAACCTTCCGGAACTTCGTGAACGCGGCGTGGGCCGGGATCAAGAACGTGATCGGGGCGGTCGTCAACTGGCTGGTCGGGACCGCGTGGCCGCTGATCAAACAGGCGTGGGACGCGATCGCCGCCGCCGCGATCTGGTTGTGGCAAACCATTCTTGCGCCCGCGTTCCAGGCCATCGGCGCGGTCGCGATGTGGTTGTGGAACAACGCCATCAAACCGGCGTTCGACGGCATCGCCGCGGCTACCCGCGCGTACGCGAGTGTGGTCACCTGGCTGTGGACCACCATCATCCAGCCGTATTTCCAGTTCATCGGCAACATCGCGATGTGGTTGTGGAACAACATCATCACCCCCGCCTGGCAGGGGATCGTCATCCTGACCCAGGCGTTGGGGGCGACGTTCGCGTGGCTGTATTCGGTGTTCGCGCCGCCGATCCAGGCCGTCGCGTCGCTGGTGTTCTGGCTTTGGCAGTCGGTGTTCCTGGTCGCGTGGGAAGGCATCAAACTGGCGTTCCAGGCATTGGCGGCGGTGGCGACGTGGTGGTGGCAGAACGTCCTGTCGCCGGTGTTCAGCGCGGTCGGGGCCGCCGCCCGATGGTTGTGGACCAACGCGATCGTCCCGGCCTTCAACGGTATGAAAGCCGCGTTCATGATCGCCGCGAACGCGGCCCGGCAGGTGTGGAACAACTACATTTCGCCCGCCTGGAAAGCCATTCAGGCAGCGACGCAGACTCTGTGGTCGTCGTACATCTCACCCATTTTCAATGCGATCCGGTCGCACATCGTGTCGCAGATCCAGCGGGCGGTGGCGGTCATCTCCGCGATCCGCGGGTTCGTGTCGAACGTGTCGGCGAACTTCACCAGCATGGTCAACGCGATCAAGTCGCGGCTCAACAGTGCGGTGGCCGCGGTGCGGGGCCTGCCGGGCCGGATCAAGTCGGCCGTGGGGAACCTCGGGTCGCTGTTGTACAGCGCGGGCGCGAACGCCATCCAGGGCCTGATCAACGGCATCAGCAACAAACTTGGCGCGTTGCGGGCCAAGGCCGCGGCGGCGGCGTCGGTGATCCGGAACCTGTTCCCGTTCTCCCCCGCCAAGGAAGGCCCGCTGTCCGGGTCCGGCAGCCCGGAGATCGCCGGTGGCAAGATCGCCACGATGATCGCGGCGGGCATGGAACGCAGCACGCCGAAGCTGGTCGACGCGGCGCGGGCGATGGCGGCCGCCACGATGGGCGGCCGGGGCGGGGGCCTGGACTTCGCCGGTCAGGGGATTCTGCGGGCCGCGCTCGGCGCGAACGGCAGTGGTGCCGTGACCGGGGGGGCGTCCGGTGGTGGCGGGATCACGTTCGCCGACGGGGCCATCCGCATCACGTTCTCCGGGGCGGTCCCCACCCAGGACGAGGCGTACCGGACCGGGCAGGCTGTCGGGGCGGGCATCGCCTCGACCCTGACGTCCCGCAACGTTCACAACACGGTGAGGACCATCTGACATGGGCGAATACAACCAGTACCACCCGACGGTCCTCGGTATGGAGTTCCCGCCCCTGGTCACGTCCAAGGTGCTCCTCGACACCGCCACGGAGATCGGCTACAAGTTCACCCCCCAGCAGGTCGGCTCGAACATCCAGCTGTGCCGGGTGCTGACCACCGAACCGCCACCCGGGCAAGCCCTGCGCAAGTGCCTGGCCGTGAACATGTACCCGCACAGCGACGCCCCGTCGACCGGGGCGGTGCGGACCCTGACCATCCCCGTCGCGTCCGGCTCGCTGGTGGCCGGTGCCGCGAATGTCGGCGGCGCGACCGTCGCGGACTGTGTGCGAAACCCGTCCGACGTCGCCTACACCTCACTGACCGGTGCGTCTGCGTCGATCCGGTTGTGGTTCGACACCAACGCCACCCGCGTGTCCCGGGCCCTGTCCCAGTCCCGGATCCTCGACGTCACCGTCCGGTACGCGGTCACCGGCCCGTTCGACACCCTGCCCAACGGGTTGATCCTCGCCCTGGAACGCCCGTCGGTGACGGTCACGTTCGACATGGACAACGCCCTGATCGGTCCGGTCAACCAGTACGACAACGTGGTCCCGCACCGCTCCCGGCTCGGGGACCTCAACCCGTTCTGGTCCACCGCGGTGAACCCGGACGCCAACTACGAACGCGCCCCCTGGGTGTACGCGGCGGGCAGCAGCAACCACGTCGGCCTGACCCAGCTCGCCGCGTCCGGCGGGTCGAACATCGACGTCAAGTTCTACACCTCCGCGGGTGCGGCCGGGGCCGAGTTCCGCATCCAGTACGTCGCCCTGGAGGTCACCTACTGCAACGAGGACCGCGACGGCGGCGGCGGCCTGGAGCTCACCCCCGGCGCGGTGATCCGCAACGACATGTTCACCTACGACGTGCCGATCGGGTCGGTGTTCTCGTGGGGGTTCGACGCGTTCGCAGGGCAGGGCTACTTCTACGACATCGTGGTGGCCCAGGGGTATTGCGGTGCCCTGTCGGTCGCCTACCCGGTGCCGCTGTCGGTGGACCGGCTCAGCCAGGGCGCGGTGTACGGCCCGCACGAGGGCATCGTCATCCGCCGCACGCTGCGCGAGGGGGAGGTGTGGACCAGGGAGATCACCGACGAGTTCCCCGCGCTGGCCCTGTACTCCTCGGCCGGGTCGCCGTCCGCGTCGACCATCATCGTCGGGTCACAGACCTACATCGACGCGGTCAGCGCCCCCACCGCCGAGTTGATCTTCGACGACGAGATCCAGGCCCGGATCGTGGACGACGTCACCGCGGGCACCGAGTACCCGTTCGTGCGGTTCTACGCGCGGGTGCAGCCCGCCACCGTCGCGGAGATGACCGTCCGCCAGGTCAACCTGGCAGGGTTCACCATCGGCCCCGAGGCCACGATGACCGTCCAGCAGCTGATCGACCTGCCGGAGATCAACGACGGGTGGCGGCAGGTCACCCTGGAGTTCGACAGCCCGCTGATCGCCACCGGGGCCGGGCTGATCTACATCACGTTCGACTCCTCCGCGGACCGGGGCGCGCCGTGGGAGATCCTCGGCGCGGACGCGAACCCGTTCGACATCGCCACCCAGGACATCGCCGTCCCCACCTACGGCGGCACCACAGCCGTGGCCCGGATCGACGACAACGACGACTACACCGCCGACCTGACCGTCATGCTCGTGCAGGCCATGCCGGTCATCGCCGACGTCGAAGCGGGCACCGCGGTGCAGGCCCTGTCCCTGGTCGATGAGCACTGCACCCTGCCGATCTGCGGCGTCCCCACCGGCATCACCTACGTGACCGTGACCTGGACCCCGGACAACAGCGTCGCCGTCGCCGGGTTCGCCTACTACGAGGTGCAGCGCCGCGACACCACCATGGACCCGGATCTGTGGGAGACCGTCGCCACCGTCTCCGACGTGTCGCAGGGGGCGTTCTCGGACTACGAGGCCCGCATCGGCGTCCAGTCCTCCTACCGGGTCCGGTTCGTCCACGTCGACGGGTACACCTCGGACTGGTCGGCCACCGTGACCGCGACCGTCGCCGCGCCCGGCGTCACCGGGGACCACGTCGGCGCGTCGGTGCTGGTGCTGACCACCAACCACAATCCGGCCGCGAACGTCGCGCACGTCATGGTGTGGGACGGCACCGGCGTGCCCCCGCAGGATTTCACATTTGTCGAGTCCAGCCAGCTCGTGCTCCAGCAGATGTACCAGCGCGACTACCGGGTGGCGTTCAGGCCCCTGGAACGCGGCGGTGTGGAGTTCTCCCGGGTCCTGGTGGTCAACGCCCTCGGGGTGCCCCCGCAGACCCTCTCCGACGGTTTCAGCGGGCTGCGGGACCTGGCGTGGGACACCGTCCCATACGTGTGCGTCCGCGACGAGCAGTCGAACCGGTGGCTGACCGCGGTGTCCGTGCCGTCGGGCAACGTCCGCGACGTACCGTCGGCCGGGCACCTGATGCTCGCCCAGACACTGTTCGCGGAGGTCACGCACACCCCGGCCCCGATCGACTACACCCCCGACTGTGAAGGGCTGATCCTGCGCGGCCGGGACAACTTCGACAAGTGGCGCACCACCGCCGGGGCCAACATCCTCCAAGGGGTCCTGGACGTCCAGGACACCTTCACCCGGGTGGTCGCCGGGGGCTGGGGTGCCGCCGACACCGGCGAGACGTACACCCTGTCCTCCGCCGCCAACTCGTCGGTCAACGGCACCCGCGGCGTGCTCACCGCCACCGCCGCGAACGCCGGGCTCAACGCCCGCCTGTCCGGGGTCCGCGACTTCTACCGCGCCCTGACCCAGGTCGTCCTGCCCGCGGTCGCGACCGGCGCGGACTACGTGGTGTCGCAGATGTTCCACACCCAGAACCAGATTGCGTTCTCCGACAACTTCAACCGGACCACCTCCCCCGGCTGGGGCACCGCCACCACCGGGCAGATCTGGCAGCACTCCGACGCGTCGCTGTTCTCCACCACCGGCACCCGCGGCCGGATCAATCTCTCGAGCACGGGCCGCAAGCTGGCGTTCTTCAACTACGGCCGTAACTGCGCCGAGTTCACCATCGGCCGGATCGGGTTGAACGCGGCCCCCACCGGCACCGGCGCGGTCGTCGCGGAGATCGAGCTGGGCCGGTCCGCGGACGGTCTGACCCGCGCCTCGCTGAAGGTGTTCTTCCCCGTCGGCGGGAACATCTTTTTCATCATCGCGATGGTCGAAGGCGGCAACGAGGTCGGCCTGTCCGCGTCCGCCGGGTCCGGGGTCGCCTCGTCCGGGGCGGTCGCCGTCCGGGTCCGGATGAACGGGTACCGCGTCCAGGCGCGGGCGTGGACCAGCGGCGGCGCGGAACCGGGCACCTGGGGCATCGACCAGGACGTGGCGGCGAAGGTCACCACCAACACCTACTTCGGGCTCGTCGGGGAGAAAGACGCCACCATCACCAACGTCACGATGCAGCTGGAATACGACGACGTGGCTGCGGTCACCACCGACGGCATCGACTACTACCGCACCGACCTGATCTGCCACACCGACGCGTCGATGGACTGCGCGATCGTGGGCCGCGTCGCGAACTTCGACTACACCTGGTCGCTGAACGACGTGTCCGGCACCTACGCCCCCGGCACCGTCATCAACATGGACACCATCGCCCAGGGGTTCGCCCTCGACGGCAGAGTGTGGCGCGTCGGCGACCCGGACCCGCCGCACAACAATGTCGGGGCCGGGTCGGTCATCGGCGACGAGCTGTCCCAGATGCCGCAGACAGGTGGCGGCCTGTACGGGCTGCGCCTGTTCCGCAACACCGGCAACACCAACGCCGCCCTGGCCGTGCAGTACGACAACCTGGAACTGTACGCACTGCCGACAGAGTTCGACGTGCGGTTCCTGATCAGGCCCATCGCCGACGAATGGTCGGTGTCGTGGGATGCGTTCTCATTCAACTCCGCGATCGAATTCACCGGGGAATGGTCGGCGGAACTGTCCGGGCAATCGCTGCGCTGGTACAACTACGGGGCCGAATATGCGCCCATCAACGTCGCCGACGTCACCCCGCTGGAGATGTACAAGAACCGGTTGATGTGGGTGCGGTTCAACTACGTCACCGACGACGGCACCGGGCTGGGCCTGCTGCGGATCTACACCAGCGACGACGGATCGTTGTGGACGCTGAAGATCTCCCAGTACGGCACCACACCCGCAGGGGTGCCGCCGCAGCCGGTCGACGCGACGATGGAGGTCGAGGCGAGGGAGCCCGCCGAGGGGGTGTGGATCCACAAGGTGGAGGTCCGCGTGGACGGGCAGCTGTTGTACTCCCCGAACTTCGCGATCCAGCCGCCCGGGACGACGTCGTTCGAGGACGACCAGGGCAATGTGTTCGTCGGCGACGGGGGGTCCGCGCTGTGCTCGGAACAGACGACCTTTTGAACCTGCCGATCTTCATCGGTCAGGTCGGCTCCTCGTTCCGGTTCGATCTGGTCGATGGCGCGTCCGGCATGCACCTGGGCACCGTCACTCCCCTGGCCGACAGCCCGCCGACCCTGGAACACGACACGTCGGCGACGATCTCCCGCCGGGTGCAGTCGTTCACCCTCGGCGTGGCCGACAGCGCGGCTATCAACCCGCTGACCGACCGGGTGGCCATCACGATGATCCTGGGCGACACCGGCCGGACGGAGTTCCCGCTGGGCCGGTACATGTTCGCCGACAAGACCGGTGCCCGGTTCTCCCAGGGCACCATCACCGCGGCGACGCTGTTCGACGAGATGTTCATCGTGGACCAGGACATGGAGCAGGGGTTCAACGCGCTCGGTCAGTCGGTGGACGTGGCGATCCGTCGCCTGCTCGATGGGCTGCCCATCGGGGAGATCTACATCGATTCCACCTCCCAGTCGTCGACCAACAGTTGGGGGTCCGGGTCGTCCCGCGGCTCCGCCCTGACCGAACTGGCCACCGTGGGCGGCCTGTTCAAGCCGTGGTTCAACCACCTCAACCAGCTCCGCGCGATCCGCGCGTTCGAGCCGGGCGGGCAGATCGCGGACATCGACCTGGACGACCCGCCCCGGGTGTACGCGGGATCCATCGCCGAGTCCGACGACCTGCTGTCCGCGCCGAACCGGTACGTGGTGGTGTCGAACAACATCGGCGGCAGCTACTCCACCGACGGGGAGGAAGAGGCGGCACCGCCGCCCGTGGTCGGCGTGTACGACGTGCCGTCGTCGGCCCCGCACTCGATCGCCCAGCGCGGGTTCGTCCTGTCGCAGGTCCTGGAGGCGCAGGTCACCACCCACACCGCCGCGGGCATCTACGCCCGCACCCTGGGCCGCCAGCGCGACGTGTACCAGCGGGTGGAACTGTCGACCCCGCCGGACCCGCGGCACGACGGCTACCAGGTGATCCGCTGGGACGGCCGGTTGTGGCTGGAGACCGGATGGACGCTGCCGCTGACCCCGGGCGGGGACATGAGGCACAAACTGCGGCGGGCATTCCCGCCGTCCAGTGAGGACGTGCTGCTGTGAGCCCGGCCGCCGACCGCCGCATTGACGCCGCGTTCCAGACCGACCGGTGGGTGGCGAACTACGCCGACCTGCCGATCGGGGACATCGCCCGCGCGATCCAGGCACGGGCGGAGGAACTCGGCCTGGTGTGGCGGCTCCGCCCGGCGACGGTCGCCGCGCCCGGCCCGTCCGGTCAGACCCGCATCGTGTACGACGGGGACACCGTCCAGGTCGACGCGGTGTCCATCATCGGCCGCCTGCCGACCGATGCGCGGGTGATGGGGTTGATCTCCCCGCCCGCGGGTAACCACGTGGTCGGGTTCCTCGGCGCGGACTTCCCGCCGTCGGTGGCGTTGGAGGCGATCGGCCGCCCGTACCTGTACATCGCCCCGTCGACGATCGTGCTGTCGTCGACCACCTACGCGGACATGACCGGGTTCGCGATCTACGGCGCGCCGCGCGCCCAGTACATGATCCGGGCACGGGTCGCCGTGGGCGGGCCGCTGGGGTCAGACGTGAAGATCCGGTGGACGGTGCCCGCGGGGGCGTCGATGACCCGGCACATCCTGGGGATCCCGAGCACGGCGACCGGGTCGAACGTGACGTCCAACCAGCTCCAGTCGGTCCGCCGGTCGCAGGGCACCGACGCGGGCATCGGCACGTTCGGGGGGGCCGCGCCGGGTAACGACTTCACCGTGCACTGGGAGGACAGCCTGGTGACGATGGGGACCACCGCGGGCACCGTGCAGTTGCAGGCGGGGCTTGTCGCGGCGGCCGGGGCGGGGTCGTTCTGGGCCGGGTCGCAGATGGAGATCCAGCGGTACCGGTAGACACGCGAACGGCCCGCCCTTTCCGTTGCAGCGGAAGGGCGAGCCGTCCTGCGCAGGCACCTGGATTCCAACCGGTGCCGGGCCCGGGGGTCAGAGCTGCCAGTAACCCACCGGGTCGTCGCCGAACAGCGAGAACTGTTTGAGCTGGAGTTTCGCGCCCTTCGCGTCGGCGGCCGACACGTCGAAGAACACCCAGCCCTCGGCGTTCTGGCCCTTGCGGATGTCGAGGCTGGGCAGGGCCTTGCGTTTGCCGAAGAACCCCAATGTCTGCTCGACGACCCGGCCGGTCGCGGTGACCACGGTCAGGTCCGACCAGGGGCTGACGAACGTCTCGCCCTCGGTGCCGGTGACCTTCAGCCGGGCGCAGATGAACTGCCCGGACGGGGCGGGGTTGAAGTCGTCGCGTTTGTCGCGGCGGACCTCGACCAGCGTCCAGGTGGCGGCGTTGTCGCCGTGGTCGACGGTCAGAGAGCCGCCGACCTTGGCCGTCTTGGCGGGCGGGGCGGGCTCGGCGGTGGCGTCCACGCTGGCACGGCCGCCACTCACGGTGACGTCGTCGGTGGGTGCGCCGCAGCCTGCGGTCAGGACGACCGTGGTCAGGTATACGGCGAGGGTGATCTTGCGGGTACGGGTCATGGGGTGTGTCTTCCTCAGGGGTGGACCGGGTGGGACCGAGGTGTGGGGTTCGTCCGCCGTCCCGCCTTCGTGTTGCGGTCGGCCGGAGCCGGGACGGCGGACCCCCCAAGGTGGCGCGGTCTCCCGGTCCCAGGCAGGCCGCGTACCCGTCTGGGAGTGTGGGGTGCGATGCTTGCCCCTGGCAACTTCGCGGCAGTGCTGCCGTGAGCTGGCTTAACGTGCCACCCGGCCTGGCCGGTCGGGCACACCGGAACCGCCCGTCCGGCGCGACCGTTTGGCCGGTCGTGGCGGGTCCTGGACGTGTAGCGTGTGGGATCACAGCATTCGGCCCGGCCCGCGGAAACGACGGGCGGACTCTGTCTGGACTCACCCGCGGACATCGGGGTCTGCGGTTGCCGAGCCTTTCGCTCGGGGGGTGGAGCGGCGACGGCGGGGGGCAGGGGCGCTGGGCAGGCACCTTTGAAAACCTGTCCCCCTCCGTCGCCGCGCCTTCCATCGAAGGACGTCTCGGCGCTCTCCACGGTGACCCGCTGTCATCGGAACGTCAATGACGGGGACCGGCCGACATTACCCTGAGAACACCGCCCGTGTCCTCTGCGCTAAGACTGCCCTAATCCGCGCGCTCAGATTGGCACGACTTAACCCCCGCCGTGTTGACCAGGTTCAGAAGACCCGGGTACCTTCCGCACAGTAGTCCCCCGACCCGGGGGGACCCTGGCGAGGAAGGGAACGATTCAACCCGTGGGTTCCCCTGACGACGACCGCGCCATGAAGACCGCCCGCGCGAAGTGGGAGCGGATCATCCAGGCTGCGAGCACCGCCGAGCACCACGCCGCGATCCTCGACGCGCGGCACCGGCTCGGCCGTGACGACCCGCCCCCGTACCCCCGGCTGGTCGACGCCTACCTGCGGACGATCGAGCAGGGCAGGTTCCGGCGACTCGACACCCTGCGGCTGACCGCCGCGGATCTGACCGACCTCGCCGCCGTCGTTGCCGCGGGGCCGCAGGGAACAGCCGCGCGCCGCGTCGACGCGGCGTCGCGGCAGCGCCTGCACCGAGCCCGGCTGGTCGTCCACCTGAACGCGGACGGCAGGCCCACCGGCCCGGACGTGGCCTGCACCGTGCGGGCCACCCTGCCCGGGGTCGCGGTCACCCGCGGGGCCGAGAACAAACCGTTGCCCCTGTCCTCGACCGACGCCGCCGCCCTGGCCGCGCTCGGCGCGGACGGCGGGACGACGACGTGGCCCGGCACCGCCACCAGCCTGCGGGTGTCGCTCTACTGGGGACTGGTCCGGTACGCCGGTGGCAGGTACCGGCTCACCGGCACCGGCCGCAGCGAACTGGCCCGGCACCGGGCCACCGTCACCACCGACCTGGTCATCCCCTCGGACCGGCAGAGCGAAGTGCTGATCCACGGCCTGCGCCACCCGCACGGCATGGACATGGCGGAGCAGGACAGCGCCGTGGTCCAGCAGTGCATCACCCGCCAGTGGATCGTCCGGGCCGGGCAGATCGACGGCACCCGCCGCTGCCGGTACCGGGTGACCGAGTCCGGCCGCGACGCGCTGGCCCGCTGGGAGGAGCAGGACCGGCGGCGCAGGATCCGCCCGGAACGGTTGACCCTGTCCCAGCTGGAGATCGGCCAGTGGGTCCGGCTCGTGAAACGGTCCGGTCTGCCGGTCACCGCGAGGTACGTGCAGGTGGTCGACAACCCGCGGCCGACGGGCCGGGTGATACGGGCAGGCAACCGCGGGTGGGAGGTGTGGGTGGTCGACCACCCCGGCGACACCCCGTACCTGTACGGCGGGCGGGCGTTCTACACGTCCACCAAATACGAGGTCCGGCAGCCGGTGAGGGTCGCCGCCTGAACCGGGCACCCCTCCGGGTGGTCGTCATCCCAGCCGGAGGGGTGCTTGCGGCCCATTCAATTGCACCCCACCCGGAAAGGTACAGATCGTCTGTGACCGGCGCTAGAGGTGACCTACCCGTCATCGCACTACCAGAGTTGACGTATGCGGGCGGGCATCCCACCGTCCCCGACCCGGCCCGGCCGGGTGACGTCGTGTGCGTGGCCTGCGAGTCCGTGGGCGGCGACCCGCGGCGCAGGTGCGTCCGCGGCCTGGTCGTCCACCTGGTCGACCCGCTGGACATCGCCGACCACCCGGAACGGTGGAAGCGGTCGCCGTGGATCCAGGCCGAGACCCTGGACAAGGCCCGCGAGTGGTGGCTGGACCGGGCGGCGGTCATCACCCGCGCGCCCCGCGGCCACCCCCGGTTCCAGGTGTGCCCGACCTGCACCACCGCCCGGATCAAAGCCGGGGAGATCCCCTTCACGCTGCCACCGCCGCGTCCGCCCGTCATCCAGCGGAAATGACCCCTGGACCGTTGACCACCTCGCCGCTACGCGCGTAACGTCGCGGTCACCGCGGGCGACCCTGGAACCGTCCGCCATCGGAAAGGGCACCCGATGCACTCCGAACATCGTCGCCAGTACCACCTGCGCACCCTGGCCGAGGCGTACCCGGGTG